GATGGTCACTGGCAGAGAAAATCGACGGAAAGTAGGTGCGCGCAAAGAGGGCCCGCAAAGTTTTCAGCACGTGTTTTCCAGGTGTCAGGCGAAACACGCGGCGATTACGCGAGAGATGCAAACACGCCAAATGGGCAATCCATTCGCGGGTGAAATCGGCACCCAGCACGGTGAACATGGCATTGAAAAACAGGGAGAGAGCCGCTTCGGCATGTTTCCAAGGCACCACCTTGCGCGAACACTGCTCAAACAGAAGCGCCAAAAACAAGTGGGGCCAATTGTGGCGGTGCCGCGTCAGCTGAACTTTTTCCGAGACCACTTCGCCATTCAACGTGGGCACCGGGTCCAGTTTTTCCAAAATGGCCACCGTCCAAATGTCAGCCAAATCGGCAGCGGCACTCAAATTCAAACAAGTCAACCACACATCGCCCGTGTGGTAGGCCTGGTAGCGCATCAAGAAATTAAACTCACACGTTTGGAAGTCACTCTGCTTTGACGGCGGTGGTGCCGTTTCACCCAAATCACTCTCGAGCAAAGCTATTTGGCGGGTTACGCGGAAATCGGTGGCGTGCTGCGGTAGCGGATCACCTTGCCACAAACCACACAGAACCTCTTGGTCTTTGGAGCTTTGGGCGCACAATCCCAAGTAGTTTTCAATTTCACGCGCGTCGCTGAAAATGTCCGGGATGTAAGCGTAGGGGTCTGGAAAGGTCAGCGTGACTGCTAAATCACCGGCGAGAATGGCTTTCTTGATGCGGGTGGTTCGCTTTTTTTCTGAGACAAAGTGTTCGTCGCCGGCCTGACCACGATGCAAGGCATGATTGAAAGCCCGACTGGAATCCCGGCGGCGATGGGCCAGTTTGGCAAACATTAGCATTTCAAACGTTGGCCACCCCACCGGCCCGACGACGAGCCGATAACACTCGGGGTGATCAGGCGGTGGGATGTTGGCCGGTTCGTAGTGTTGCCACAAAACTAGAAAACTTTTTCAGAAAAAAATGAATTTTGCGAGTTTCAGAAATTCCACTGGCTGATCTCCAAAAAAAAATCCGGACATCCAAAATTTTTTTGAACTCCCAAATTTTTTTTTTGGTTTGCTGAAAACTTTTTGGAGGTCCAACTTTTTTTCAAAATGGGTATTTCTGGAAAAAAATTTCTACAACCTGATCGCCAATGGGGGTTTTGAAAAAGGTGTTCCAGGTCTCGCCGCGTGTCATCGGGAGGGTTGATAAAGTATTTGGCCAGCTGTGAGTCGTTTCCGCACAGGGTGACGAGGAATTCCACGCGAGCCTGCATTTTTCCAGACCCTGCACAGCGCGTGAAAAATGTTGGTTTTGAAAAAGTATGGATTCACCCAAGAAAGACTGGCACCCAATCACCCCACCGTGGACCACGCCCGCATGGATGCGTGACCAGAAGATTGACCCTACGCCGTTGGTGTTTTCAGAATAAAGTGTTTTATTTCTCGAACGGAACCACATTCCAAGAGGACGCCGTCGGAGTGGTGGCGAACGCCGGCATTTCAATCGGTGACCCCGACGACTCGATGCCTGATGGGCCGCCGCCAAAGAAACCATAGTTGGGCATGTGCACCTCGTGTTGCGGTGGCATGATGTGAGCGGGCGCCGCTTGTCGTCGCATGATTTGAGCACCGGGGCTCACGGAACCTGCCTGTTGGGTGCGCGGGCAATTGAGCAGTTCCATCAGCTGTGGGTTGGATGAGACTTGCGGATTCGAACATTGGGCCAACTCCAAGTTTCTCAAACGGGCGTCCATGAAATCTTTGCGTTTGCGATCTTCAGCGGCTGCTTTCACCAATGCGTCCTGTTTGGCGCGAGACGCCTGATTCTTGCGGTGTTGCAACAAAATGTAGGTCAGCGCCGAGAGTGAAGAGATACTCCCAACAACGGTGACCCAAAAGGCTACCTTATCCTTGTCGATCGTGTTCATCGTGTCTGATTCAAGAGGGAGATTAATTTATTGGTTTCTGTGGTGACACTGACACCCCATACGAGTTCATCGTTTCAAAATATTCTTGATCTGACATTTGCTTTTCTCTGTCGTCGTTTGGCCAATCCATGATAAACCAAACGTGTTGCTCGGGTCTATCCAGGAGCATGATTTTCACCGGCAATCCGGTGTTTGTGGTTCCCATTTTTAAGATACCCTCGGTTCTCCATGTATCCACGTAAGGAATTTCACGGCCGGACGGCGAGAAAAATGCCACCACTCGGGCCTCGGGATTATTCTTCCAGTTGCGCGTGAAAATCTGCCATGCAGCCGGTGGATTTGAAGCTGTCCACAATCTCCAAGTGTAGTATTCTTTCCAATCTGGAGATACCACATAGGTGTGCGTATCAAGGTTGGCCAACAAAATGGTGTCTTTTGTGCCTCGCAACTTGGATTCGGCCAATCGTTTCAACGTGTCCCACTCGTTGCAAAAGACTGAAAATCGTTTCGATAATGAGCAAAAGCGAGCTCTGTCCGCTGGTGTGAGGTATTTGATGATTTCCACAATTAATTCAGCTGGTAAAGATTTTAGTTGCACTTGCACGCTGGCTTCTACAGCATCACGCAGTTGATTCATGGCCTTGATCACTAACTCATTTTCATTCACCAATGGCAACATGAACTCGATTGATTCCAAAATTTGATTGGCATCGAGTTTTGCACGTTTGGAAAGTTTTTCCATGGTTCTAAAGATCACATCATATTTTTATTCGAACGGAAATGGCACATACAGAGTGCCCAACACTGCGTGCCAACAGTCTGCCATTTCAGTTTGGAGCCGCGGAAGGCTGGACAGTTTGACCTTTCGGCTCACATGATGGCTGGCTCCCCCGCTGTGAGCACTCCATTGCCACAGAAAAGAAGCATACGGGAGCATGTTGGGTTCCATGACATTGTCCACGGCGTGGCACAACCGATTACGTTCTCGGCACCATTCGGCCACTGGCTCTTGATAGCGCTCAAAATAGTCTGTCGAAGGTCGTTCAGTAAAGTCGTGTGTCAACAAAGCAGCCTCACCTTGAGCAGACGTTTTCTCTTCGTCGGTCAATTGCAAATCACCCAGATTTTCATCGAGCCACCGCCGGAAATACGTTGACATTGTGGTGTTTCTCGGAAGGACCGCCTGAAATCACGGCGTCTTTTCAAAGGCGGATTGAATTTTTTCTCTTTCCGCTTCTGTGAACGGAATAAATTCGACCATCCCCTGGATTTCTTCGCGCAGCGCCAAGTAAACGTCATTGCTGGTGCGCACCGAATTGACCAATTCTCGCTGCACGCGTCGAAGTCGCCGAACGTCACGGCTGATCACCTCTCGCTCCAATTTCAAGAGCGCCAATTTTCGCTTGGATGCATTCGTGGCCTTCCGGAGCTGTTCAAGTTGTTCAACTTGGAAGCGTTCTTCCTCCATGGTCTACGTGAGAGCCGAGATTTATTTTTTCAACTTTTTCTGTTTGGATTCACGGTCCGCGCTGATTTCTCTCAAGAGGTTGGTTACTTGCGTGGGAAAATTATCGTCGTCGTCGTTTTCTAACAAAAGTTCCAGGCGCTCAACGAAACCTTTCACCTGCGCATAAGGCAGTTCTACCAAGCGCTGTGCCTCGTCTTGAACGTTGACCACCGCGCCCAAGTCGGCCTCTTCCAAGAGCTGCGAGAAATATTCCACATACACGGCCTTCTTTTCGGCGTCTGGTTCAATGAGTTCCAAATAGCTGTCAGACACCTCTTTCATGTCCCGATTCATGGTGTTCAGTTTTTCAATTTGACGTTCAATGGACTGTTTCAGCTCCAACTTGTAATTGTTCAATTGTTGTTCGAAGCGGTCCAAGTTTTTCTGATTTTTGCGCAGTTCATCGATGGTGTCTTGCAGCTCCCGCTTTTCGCTCTTCAACTTTTCTTCCACCTGGCCAAGTCGTCCAATCTCGTTTCGAAGGCCCGCCACCTGTCGGCGAACTTTGCCTTGAACTGTGCGGCTTTTTCTTACATTGCGCCCCGTGTCTTTCAGCGTTCGCGCCAGCTCTTGCAGTTCAGTGAGTCTCACTTTCTTTTCCAGGCCTGGACCGGAAGATTCATTCTCTGCTCGAGATCGACGGCGTTGCATGCGTGTCGATTTCTATTCGGAAACAGAGAAAAAAATTACACTTTTATCACTTTGTGCTTTTCACAGATCCGATATTTATAGAAACACATGAAGGGGTCGAAACCAGACATCTCGTTCCGGCTGCTGACGCTGGATCTGGTGGACAAGGCACCGCCGTCGAGACCCACTCAAAACTATGTGGACCAATGCACGGCGCGCATGATTGGGCGGACCATGGACAAGCAAACGGTGTGTGCATGGGTGCAAGGTTTCTATCCGTATTTTTTCCTGCAATGTCCGACGGATTGGCACGATTATCAGGTGGACGAGTTGCGAGAATACATTCACCTCAACGGTCGCAACATGGAAAACAATTTGGTCGAGTGCACGGTGCAACAAAGTCACCGGACGTTTGGATTTTCGGATGGTCAGATTTTCCCGTTTGTCAAGTTATCGTTTCGCAGTGTGCGGTCGATGAGCACTTGCCGACATTTGTTCAACAACCCAATTCGATTGACGCCGAATGATTCGCCTCAACTTTTCCGCGTGTGTGAATTCAAGGGGGTTCCGGCAGTGCTCAAGGCCATCCACGACACCAAGATCCAACCGAGCGGTTGGGTCAAGATTCCCGGCGACGCCTACCAAGTGGTCCGCGGTGAAAGCCAGACGAACCTTAACATTCACACGTCGCTCAAATCCATCGTGCCCTTTTCGAGTGATGACATTCCGCGCTTTGTGGAAATGTCGTTTGACGGGGAAATGTGCTCTGAAAATTGGGTGTTTCCCCAAGCCACGCGTCCGTTCGACCCCATCACCCAGTTGGGCGTGCAGTTTGCCTACAGTGGCGAAGAGGGGGCGTTTTACAAAGTGATGTTTTGTCTGGACGAAATGGGTGATCTCTCGGATGAGGGCATCGAAGTGCGTTGCCATGCCACTGAGGCCGCGCTCTTGATGGATTTTCATCAAGTAATCAAGGAACAGGACCCTGACATTCTGACGGGTTACAACATTGTGCGCTTCGATATCCCCTACATTTTGAAACGCGCCAAACTGTTGCGGCTGCCCAAGGAGTTTTTTGTGTTGGGCCGGTTTCTGAACGAGCGCACCGAACTTCGCGTATCTTACAAGAGCCGCGAAAACCAGGAGCGAAAAGTGACCTACGACGTGCCGGTGATGGGTGGCCGCCGCTTGGAGGATTGTATGAACTCTGTGAAAAATTTGCAGAAAAAGTTGACGTCCTACAAACTCGACTATGTGGCCAACTTTTACTTGGGCGTCGGCAAGCACGACGTCGAAGCCGAAGACATTTTCCGCGCCTACCAAAATACCACCGACCTGATGGTGGCCCAGCACAACCAGCCCTTGGTCCAGCGCATGTTGACTGAAGTGCGCATCATGAAGGCGTTCGAACACATTACGCGATCGATGACTGAAAACCATCGGGCCGCCGACCTGATTGAAATGATTGCGAGCAAGTGGCCACGTGAGTTTCATCGGCAAATCACGGCGTGCTGTCGAGAAATTTTTGGCAACATCAAGTGCCCCGATGTGATTGCGGTCGACGATGCCACCCAATTACTCGAGCAGTATGTCGAACTGCGGCGGCGGGGAACGACGCTCATCTTTGGAAACTCCATGATGGACCTGAGCGAGCGTTGGTTGACCCAAGGCATCTCCGTCGACAATCTGGACGGCCTGGCCGGATCACCCGCGGTCACCCTGGGACAAAAGCGGACACGCCATGAGGTGGTCGAAGAAGTCGGCGTCGACCAGACCACGGAACAAAGTTATGACGTGATGGCAGACATTGAGGGAATGACGCGGGATCAAGGATTTTACATGGAAGTGTTGAAAAAGTGGGAACGTCGCATCGAGGCTGAACAAGAGATTCTCCAGGTGGTGATTCAACAACGAACCACGCGCAAGTTTGCTGAAAAATGGTATGTGCTGCGCCAAGAAATCCAGTCTGGCCTCACTCGAGAGGGTCAACCCATCTCTGAGGAACGCCAAGCGTTTGCCCAAACATATTTCAACGAGCAGGTCGGGAAGCAGCGCGCGTGGCATTTGGCGGAAAAAACGCGGGTTGCCAGATATTGTATGCAAGATGCGGCGTTACCCATTCGATTGCGCAAGCATCACCAGTTCCTGATTTCGCTCATGGAAATGTCGCAAGTCACGTGGGTGCCGTGTAACATGTTGCTGGAAAAGGGACAAACCATCAAGGTGATCAACCTGATTGTGTTGTGGGCCCGAGAGAACAACTATGTGGTCACCGTGGAGTCCATCCCAGAGGTGCATTTCAAGGGCGGATGTGTGTTGGTGCCCAAGAAGAACTTTTACAAGGAGCGCGTGTTTACCCTCGATTTTGCCTCGCTGTATCCATCGTTGATCCAGAGCCACAAACTCTGCTACCTCTCGTTCGTCATGCCTGAGGATGTGGAAAAGGGCACCTACAAGGATCGCGACGACTTGGAAATCGCCGAGATTGACATTGGTGCACCGAGCAACACCAAGTATCAGTGGGTGACCAACAAGCGCACGCTCTTGCCTGAAATGCTCGAAGAGTTGGTCAACCGCCGGCGCATGGTCAAAAAAGCGTTGGCCAAAGCCGACGACCCGCAAATGCAAATCATTCTCAACCAACGACAGCTGGCGCTCAAATTGGTGTGTAACTCCACCTACGGTTTTACTGGCTACAAATTCAGCCCTTGGCCCTGTCAGCCGATTGCCGTGTGCACCACCTTGGAAGGTAGAAAAGCCATCGCCGTTACCAAGAAGATGGCCGAAGACCATTTCAACGCCAACGTCGTGTATGGCGACACGGATTCCATCATGGCCATTGTGCCGATTCCCCATCACCTAATCACCGACTTGGAAAAGATGAAATATGTGTTTGACGTGGCTCAAGAAGCAGCTGCCTTCATCACCAAGGAATGTTTCACGGCGCCGATGAAACTGGAGTTTGAAAAAGTGTATTACCCATACCTGTTGGTGAGCAAGAAACGATATTCGGGCCAAAAGTTTACCAAGCCCGAAAAGAGTGACGGCATTGACACCAAGGGCATCGAGGCCATCCGCCGTGATAATTGTCCGCTGTTGCGCAACACTGTGATTGGTGCCCTCAACATTTTGGGCTACAAGATGGACGTGGCATTGGCCATCAAGTATGCCCGCCGCGCATTCATCAAGCTGGCCAACCAGTCCGCCACGTGGGAAGAGCTGACCATCTCCAAGTCGCTGGCCGAGTCTTACAAATCCGACTCTCAGATTCACGTCCAGGTCGCCCGCTATCTCGAGGAAAATCACCCGCTGCTGGCGCCGGACGTGGGCGATCGTGTGCCGTTTGTGGTGATCAAAAAGCCAAACGAAACCCGCGGGACCAAGGCCTACGAAAAGGGCTACAACCCCATTCTGGCCGAGCGCGAAGGCCACGAGCCGGACTGGTTCCATTACGCCTTCAAGTGTCTGAAGAAACCGCTCGACCGCATTTTTTGCATCGCGCTCGGCCTGGAATACAAAAAGGGCAAGGAGTGTCAACCCACCGATCAGCTGTGGGAACCTTACCTGAAACGCATTTGCGACAATGACAAAATCCAACACGCGCGCGTCTCTGGCAACACCAACCTGGACTCCTTTTTCAAGAAGCCCAAAGTCGAGCTGTTTCCTGAGGATGAAGACACCAGCCCAGCCAAAATGCCTGCCAAGCCGGCTACCGTGCCAAAAAAGGCGGTGAAAAACTCGGACATTCGCGCGCTCTTCAAAAAATAAAACATGCTTTATTGTCGTGATCCATAGTTGATAAAGTTGAGATCCACGCGCGGATCTTGCAGGGCATTGTGAGGTGTGCACACCCCCAAGAAATGATTGCTGCAATACGTGTTGCCGCCACAGGGGATACCAGAGTTATGAGAATTGACTCCACACGTCCCTCCCGGCAAGATATACGCGGTGTTAGCAGATTGCACCAAACCGCGGGCCAATGGCTCCATGGTGGTCGGGCGCGAATAGCACTCGCCGGTGATGACGCTTGACACATAACAAGTGGGCGCGTAGGCCGGCATGTGGCCCATTTCAGACATTCGTCCGGTGGGAAGACTCATTGGAAAACTACTCATACAACGAGAATAAAATCTGATGTAGAAGATAAAAAGGAACGTCTTTTTTGATTTGAAAAATGTCCCAACCCGAAGGAGGAGTTACGCCAGCCACCGGTTTGTCTGCTGGATGTGGATGTCCCAACGTCATCGCCGACGAAGTCAAGTATCCCAGCGGCAACCACTTACTCGCTTCGTGCCAGCCACTGCCAGGTTACTCGGGTGCGTCTGCTCACGCCGGATACCAGAGTGTGTATGACCCGCTCGCCACGGAGGTGCAACCCAGCGACGCCATGTCGACGGCCACCCCGGCACCTGTTCCCACGTCTGCTCCCGTGCCTGCGGGCACCGCCGACCAACCCGCCGTGGCCGCCATGGTAAGCCGCGGCGAATTCCAAAGTCGTGGATTCCGTGGTCAGCCCAGCAGCCGTGGCTCTAGACAAGGCACCCCAACTTCAGCTGTCGCGCGTGCGGTGGATACCATGACCACTTCAGTGACAGACGCCGTGGCAAATTTTCGTCAACGCCTTGGTCTCCAAAGTAGCCGGGTTGGCGGCGCCGAAGTTCAGCTGGGTCCCGTGGCGGTGCCCACCACCATGGACGAACTGAAAAAGTCGATGGACAGTTTGCGCCAAACTGTCACCGGCAGTGTGGGTCATCGCGCGGATCCACGTGTTCCAAGACGCAGACGCTTGGGTGCACAGGTGGGTCAGGTCAACACTACGACCACGGTGTTGCTGGTGCTCTTGGCGGTCGCCGTGGTTGGCGGCGTGATTGCCGGATTTCTCTGGAACCGCAAGAACCTCAAGCGCAAATTGTCTACTCTCCGCCAGGACATTCAACGTAGCCAGTAAATAAAACAATCAAGAAAAATTATCACGTGATACACTTAGAGACAACATGAGTTATCCCACATCACCGTATTTGTTGTATGACAACCAGTTTTCCCAAGGCCGCGATGCGTTCAACAAGGACGCGTTGATGAAGCGGTTCGGCAAATACGAGACGGTCAGGTTTCCTTGCGCCAACGATCAAGTGCCCGCGTCGGCCATGGCGCCCCAATATGTGGTTTCACCGCCGTGCTGTCCAGACATGGCCGGTCAAGACGTGTTGGGTATTGGCGTCAACACCGGCATCTTGGATTATCAGTTTGGATCCCAAATGAGTCCCGCGTTTTGCGGCTCAGTGGTCGGACCGTGTGGCACACAATCGACGACCGACTGTGAAAAGTGTCCTTGCCAAACGCAAACGTGTTCCACGCTCGGCAAGCTGAACGCCGAATGTGATTACGGCTACGCGCGGAACCGCTGCTCAGCTTTTGGTCCCACCGGCGGAAATCGCAACGGAAATCTCAAGTGGGGCGGTTAGAAATAAAGTCACTCTTTTAACAGGACCCATGTTATCACTGGTTGAAAACCGGCGGAAACGGCATCACAAGAAACACCGCCGCCGGCGCCGCCGTTTTGAACACTTCGAGCAACAATCGGTAGAATTCGATTACACGAAAACGTCGCTGGAAATTTTGCAATCCCTCATTCGAGACCGACATCGATGGTCACTTGCCGCTTGGAGCATGTCGAAATTGGTCCATGACGGACGTAACGTAATGTCCGCGGTGTTTTGGCCCGCCGTTTGGGAAGGGGTCTGGTCGCTCGCGCGCTTGGACTTGCCACGCATGCGAGTGCAATTTCAAAACCAGACTTGGACAGATCCCGGTGCCCTCTTGGAGGCACTCGAGCAAACAGTCGGTGCACTTTGGTCACGTTGGGTGTTTGTTTTCTTGAACCAAGCCACCATGTATGACGTTTTCGCGTGTGTTTCAAAGGACGTGGAACACGCATTCGGTGCTCAACTCTGTGGCGGAGATTCGCCGGTGCACATGCACATTCATGCCACCGACGACGAGTTACGCTTGGATATTATCAAACTATTTGAAATCCGGCAGCGGACCCATACCCCCAGAAAGCTCGAACAGCCCAGACGCGTTTCAACTTTGTATCGAATCACTTTTTTTCCAGAAATGAAAATCCACTTGGACTGGAAATACGAATAAAAAATGAACGTTTAGTTGATTTGTGGCAAATGACTCACGTGACTCACCAGAGATTGTGGATCTACCGGTTCGTAGCGTGGAAGTCGAAATTGGTAAAACACTGGCACCATCAATTTCACGGCTTCATGCAGGGTGTCCACAGTCTTGGCACTTTGAAAGCCCACCGACCCGTTGCCAAAAATTTTGACTGTCACCGGCGGCACCAAGGTCTTGATTTTGTAGTTGATACACGAGAACTTTCCACCTTGGCTCTGACAGTAACGCCGATGCAGGGGGTCTTCAATCATTTTGCTGATTTGAATCGGAAAATCCATCGTCATTTGAGCCACCAAATTGACGATGCGCACGGGTCCCACCTTGGCTTGGGTGTATCCGAGCTTTCGCAAAATCTTGCACAATTGTCTCACCGCCTGGTGATCGTCGTCGTAACTTTTTCCACCCGTGGCCAACACTTTACCGTTCGAGAAAATGAGCAGTGTGACCGCCGGACTTTTCAGCCGCACAAAGAGCGCCGGAAATCGTTTGTGGCGGGTGACATTTTTCAGCGTGCGTTCACAATGGGCAATGTCCAAATCACAACACACACTGCTTTGACACACCACATTGCTGATTTCCACCGGCGGGATGGGCACAGGCACATCGACAGAGAAATCTTTAGCCTGCCATTTTTTGTCGAATTCATCGTCATCACCCAACGACGAAATACTACTCTCAGACAAACCTGAAAGCTCGCCAAGGGCGCCGTCGAGATCGCCAAAATCCTCCATCAACTTATCGAGACGATCAAGACCGCCATCGGCGTGGTCCTCTTCTTTAGGCGCCAAGTCGGCCAACGCCTTGAGGATCTCAATTTCTTGCTTGCATTCCGTGCCAAACAGGAGCGCTTCGGGATCCATGCGGCCGCGCCCCTCGAAGTGGAAAATAAATGTTGATTTTAGAAACAAAGTGGGTAGAAATGGCAAACCATACCATCCTTAGTCTGTCGACCGACACGTCTGATTTCCGGCGCTTGGACATCCAGATACACGCACACCAGGACTCACCCGCCTCGTTGCACGATCACGTGAAGAAGCACTTGCTTCATGAACACAACCAGACCGACCCCGTGGTGTATGCCGACGAGAGTGCGTTTGAATGGGAAAAGTTGCCCAACGGATTTTACGGTGTGGCCGAAAGTGATAGGGACGCCGTGACCATTTGGGAGCGGTATGTCAAACCCGGCCGTTTGTATGGTGAAACTCCTCGGCGGCGCAGTCATCGCGTGTTCATGGCCATCGTGGAAGATGTGTCTTCCCAACCAAGCGCCCCGGCAACGACCGTTGTCAAGCCGGCGGCGAGCGCTGGCTCGGGCACCTCCTACGACCAAGTGGTGCAGGAGCTGAAAGAGACGCTGGCTCGTCGCCGCGCCGAAAAGGCCGACAAGATGGTGTCCATTCACCCGACGTGGAACATTCACGTCAACCCGCTGTGGGTCGAATCCGGTGCCGTGGCGTCACCCCCCAGCTATGAGCAGGTGATGGAAGACAGTGATGCTTATCCGGTGCTCTACGATGACGTCGATGACGAGTCATCTTCTGACGAAGAGTATTACCAAAAAGTAAAAACCGACGTCATCCACTACTTGAAACCGAGCCATCCATACGTCGACACCAGCGAAGACAGCTCAGCATCTGTAGAAAGCAGTGGTGACGAAAACAGTGAAGAGGTGGCTGACAAGTATTTCACATGGCCATCGCTGGAGTGTCCGGCGGAGGCGCGTCATTTTTCCGAGTTCTGGACTGAGCCCATTTTTCAGGTGGCGACGGATTTTGCGTTTGGCGAAGAAACCACGCCGCTGCTGAGCTCCAATGAGCGACTCATTCGGGATTTCGATCAGGTCGAGGAAGAGCCTACGTTGGAATGGCTCGAATCCTACCAGAAAATCATCAACGACTGGCGGGTGGCCCGCGGATTGATGCCCTATTACGAGTGTGACGAGTCCATCGAATACGCTTCCGACGACTGGACCAGCAGCGAATAAATAAACATTGTGAAATATACAAAAAAATGAATTCGTTCAGTTCAGAACTAACACTCAGCACCCCGACCGTGGCACACGACCTAAAGTGTTTGCAAGAGTTGGATGAAGTTGACATGGCCATTTTGCAGGAACGCAATCGGGAGTTGAGTCAAATTGAAATAGACACCATGGCCATTTCAGAAATCATGACACAGCTTTCCGCCATGGTGTGCGAGCAGGGCGATAAACTCGCCGCGGCCGAAGAGCAAGTCACAGACGCGACGGAAAACACCGCCGAGGGCGTGGTCCACTTGAGCCGAGCCCTCTCGTTTGCCGAGAAAAGTCGCGCGCTGATTGTCGACGCGTCCACTTTGATCGCCGGCACCGGACTGGGCGCTTTGGGATTTTTGGCCAGCCCCGTGGTGGGCGTGCCGACCTTGGTAGCAGGCCTGGTGACTGCCACGTCGGTGATTGTGATTCGAAGACAGTGGTCCAAATAAAACTCCCTTTATTGACGACGTTCTTTCCAGACGCGGCAAAGTGTGCGTGCATCGGAAACGGGCACACGAACCAAACCCTGGCGTTTGGCAAAGTTGACAAACTTGGTCAACTCGTTGGCCTCACGAGAGTCCAGATTTTCACGCGTGCAAAACTTTTTCACATACAAATCACACTCTGAACCCACACAATACTTGGCTTCAACATCCATTTTCTCCTGCTCGGCCTTGAGTGCCTTGCGTTTCTTGGCGGCGGCTTCGCGTTTCCACTGTTCAAGTGTGCTGGCCACCCGATCACGACCTTGACGTGACGATGAAAACGAACGTCTTCGCGCAGAGGTGCTAGGTGCTCTACGAGTCCACGCCGACATGTTTTCTGATGTTACCACAACATTAAAAAGTCCCTCAATCGGCCAATATCGACATTGGACATTTCTGAAAGAAATTTCCAGAAAACACCATTTTGAAAAAAAAAATTTCCAAACCCAAATCTGGTTCAGCAAAAAAAAATTCCTCAACTTTTTTTTTGGGTTGATCAAATTTTTTTTTGTCCAGAATTTTGGGGTCTGGAAAAATTTTTCATTTTGAAATTTTTGGGGCGTTTTTCAGAAATTTATTTCAGGTGCTCCAAAAGCGAGTCAAGAGTGTGCATGTCCTGATCGTGTTGTAACCACACGTTTTCACACACGGTTTTCACCTTTTTACCCTTTGCCTGGATCTCGCGGGCCCGATTCCAGCCCTTGAGTTGCACACGGCGCCCGCCGGGATCAGCTGTGGCCCAAACGACGATGGCGTTGGCGCGAACATACTTCTCCAGTTGTCGCGGTGGCACCATGCGTCTCAGAGTGCGCAATGAAGACCACTGACGCGGTCGAATACTTTTCACTTCAATCACGTGGCCATTACAAGTGATGTCACCCCGACGGCTCGAATCTGTGAAGGAGGTGTAATTGGACGTTACCTGCTTGAATCTTCCTTGAAGCCACCGCGTGACAGCCAACTCGCCTTTGACGCCCACCAAGTTTCCGCTCACCTTGTTGTGTTTGTATGTGCCACTACCCTGACTTTTCTCACCGCCGTAGAAATCGACAAGGTCGCGGGCGTGTCGCTCACACCATGCCAACTCGTCGTCGCTCAGAAAAATCAACATCTGGTAAAGAAATCATAGAATTTTATTGTGTATCTGCACGATCCCAAATCATACCCACCATGAAATCATATCCGCCATGAAATCATATCCACCGTGAAACCTTCCTTTTCCAAACATCTGAGCAGGTGCCAAGATTGATCTGTTTCAGCACAAGCCAGGGTAATTTTGGTAACTTCTGGAGAATAACGAGCGAGCAGTTTTCCACTCCAAAATATAATCAGGACTGGGCTCAATTCCTGGTCTGCCTGTAGGATTTGAATTTTACCTCTAACTTTCCATTCATTTGAACAATCAATCGAAGACCAAACTTGATCGGCGTTTGCAGAAAACGCCAAAATTGTTGTGTCATCGATGCTTTCCTCATCCATCGTTGATTGTAATACATTTTCACATGCATTCATGTCAATCAAAAACAGGGTCTCCCACGTGTCCATTTGACCCTCGAGAATATCGGCTTTATCCATAACAGACAACAAAACAGCACCGCGATAAACCAGATGAAGTTGGGTAAGGAAAGGTTTTTGATTAAACTTTTTCTCAAAAAGTTTTAAGGTGACCAGATTGGCAAGGGCACGTATGGTGAAGTGTTCAAAGGTCACGATTCAGCAGGCAATGAGGTGGCCATCAAGTGTTACAAAGTTGACACCACTGAGAATGGCATCGACATTGGCATCATGCGAGAGATTGTCTACCTGAAAAGTCTCCCGCCGCACGTAAACATCATTCACCTGACTGAGGTTGAGTGGATCGGAAACCGGCTGCGCGTGGCCATGCCCCTGTATGAAACAGACCTGAACAAATACGTGAAAAAAAAGTTGAATTGTCGTCCCATGCCCGGCGCACAAGTGGTAGAGTTCTCGCGCAAGATCCTCCACGGTTTGCATCACCTGCATCAGCACGGCGTGTTCATTCGAGACTTGAAACCGGCCAACATTTTGCTTAACTTGGCCACGGGTGACGTGGTGTTGTGCGACTTTTCCCTCGCGTCCACCTGGTGTTCCAAGTTGGACCATTCGCAGACCATCCAGACCCTCTGGTATCGGGCCATCGAAGTGTTGCTTGGCCTTTCCAAATACGACACGGCCGTCGACATGTGGTCCTTTGGCTGTGTGTTGGGATTCATGTTGAAAGGTCACGACGTGCTGCCGGGTGATTCGGATTACGGTCAAATTATGTTGACCTTTGAAATGTTGGGCACACCCACCGAAGCCACTTGGCCAGGCTTGGAATCGTTGCCCTACTTTTCGCGCGAGTGGCCCAAGTTTGATGTGCCCGAACGCCTGCCCGTGAAATTCCCACTGCCTGCATTGGAAAAGCTTTTCCGAGCATCGCTGCAAATGTATCCCAAAGAACGCTGCACTGCACAGCAGGCGCTGGAAATGATTTGAATAAAAATCTCGAGAACATACCAAATGTCAGTGTATTTGGACCATGTGGACGGATGCCTGATTGCCAGCGGCGCCACGTATGCCTACAAGGACGTGTTCAAAAGTTTGGGCTTCCGCTGGAAATCACGCCAGAAACAATGGGAACACCCGCGGGCCACGCAATTCATCATGGTAATTCAGTCGACTCATTATTTAATTTAATTAACAATCACCGCCTGATTTTCTCTTTACAGCAACATCTGGAAAACCAATTGGGCGATGTCTTGGTCATGGTCGACCAGGCACAGGATACCTACGCTCCTGTCACATATATGGAAGACCTGCCTAGTGTATCAAGCACTGGAGAACATCATCCGCCAGCACAACGACCTGTTCGACAGCCGAGATCGCGAATCAGTTTTGGAGCCGGCGCGCCTGGGGTCCAACAGGCCTCTCAGGTGCAACAGCGACGACCCGCGCCGATGCATGGTTCTGGGGGACCCCAGCTGAGAGTGCTGCTTGAGGATGACGATGAGACGCCTGTAGAGCAGCAACAGCAGCATCAAAGACGCCATGTGTCACAACAGCCACAACATCGGCCCGTGCAGCCGCGTCAACAACGACATCGATTCGAGCACCCGCGAAATTCACCACGGGATCCGGAATACTATGAGCCCACGCCACCCCGGGTGCAACCGCGGCAGGAACACCTCTTTGTGGATCAGGCCCCCGCCGTTCACCTGGAAGTGTTGTGTCCCTCAGACGACTACGAAGAGATTTGGTGAAATAAATTTTCAGAAAACGCGACTTTGAGAAAAAAAAACATTTTCCAAAAAAAAAATGGTCAACCAAAAATTTTTGCACACAGTCTGACCAGAAACTTTTTTTCCAAAAAGGGGGTTTCAGAAATGAGTTTTCACTTGGACGATGAAATTGAAAGTGTCGACATTCCCCTGCACACACCCATGGAAGAGATTGACAGCAGTAGCGGCGACGGTCTCGATGAAATGCCCAGGTAACCCCTGATTGGAGCCGGATTTCAGCTTGGTGATGTTTTCTGAAAAATCTTTCTAGACGTGCGCCGAAAAAGCGAGTCCGAAAACGACTCAAACTTGAAATTGTCACGGGGTCTTGGTGATGGAATTTATTTCACCGTTTTGGGACTGCCTTTTCCGCCGGTGCCATTTGGGTGATCACAGCGCTTTGCTCCGAGTGTCACAGCGTGTTCACGCCATCGGCATGACTCAAAGTAATGTATTGCACCGGCTGTGTATATTTAAGCGGTTGCAACGAGCTAAGATCCACCCTCATGCTCCTCTTACTCTCCAGTATTTACCCGAAGAAAAACAAACTCCTGAAGTTGTCTTGTCAGCGGTTTCGAAATTTGGAAATCTTATCCAATTTCTCCACCCCAATAAGCAGACTGCCGAGGTGTGTTCAGCCGCAATCAACCAAACACCGTGGGCCATCAACATGATTCACCCAAAAAATCGAACTCCTGAACTTTATTTGGAAGCGGTCAAAATCGAAGGAACAGTTTTGTGTCTGGTGCCGATTCCAGACCGAACCTTTGATGTGTGTTTGCAAGCAGTGAAAACGGATGGGTTTGCACTTCCCTATGTTCCACACCGTTCATTCACCCGCGAAGAAAGATGCAAACTCTACTTGACTGCCGTTCGTCAATGTTCCGGGGCAATCAAGTATGTCCCGTTGAAATACCAAACGCCCAGACTGTGCCGAGCCGCGCTGGACAGTGATGTGGGCGCTATGGAATATATTCATTGGACAAACCAGACCCCAGAGCTCTGTTTGATGGCTGTCAGACAACATGGTATGTCATTGCAATTCATTGATCCCAGAAACCGAACGCCTGAAGTGTGCTTGGCAGCCGTCCAAAATTGCCCAGGTGCAATCATGCATTTTTTCAAATAAAGCTTTTACTCAAAACACAAATTGCATCCGACACGCCTGACAGGTTTGTGCGTGATCATTTGAGCACACCTCACAATATTCTGCGAAAAATGAGCATTTTTGAAACAAATCAGGAAGGTGCCTTACCTAACCCGTCCACGGGACACATTCGAATACAATCACCGCAACATTTGGCATCGCACTCTGAACACGGCACGGGCGTTTCGTGCAATTGGCAGTTGGCCACACACCGTTGCATTTTCCAATCCATGCACGAGAGTGGCCGATCGCATTCAGAGCAATACAGTTCGTCCGGATTGGTGTCGGCGCTCACCACGCACGGTGGTAACACTTGTTCGTAAAACGCCAAGCGCGACTCCAACACTTGCACCTTGTGTTTCAGGTGTCTGATTTTCGGGCGGGCGTCAATGATACTTTTTTCTGAAATGGTTCTGAAAAACACGCGCGCCAAGTCCGCGGCGGCCATTTCATCAAATTTGCGCTTGGACATTTTCTAAGTCATTTCCTTGATTTAATCATGCGATGATTGACGGGTGTTTATTTGGGATTTCTTTTTCCGGCGGTGATTTTTAGAAAAAGAAACAGGGGTGGTGCGAGAAAAATGGTTAGACTTAACAGAAAATACGTGTGCGAGTCGAGTTTGCAGTGGATTTTGAATTATCGCATGATGCAGCGGCATCACGTGACTGCTGAGGAGTGTCCAGAAACACGGTTGGTAAAATTGATCCTGCAAGATCATCACACAATTGATAGTCTCAACTGGACCGTGCGCCAAAGCGCCGCCATTGACAAGTTGGGCTGGCACCAGTGGTTCATCACCACGCGAGGTCCTAAAGGATTTCATTGAATACACTTTTTTTATTTGTTTGTGTGAGTTAGCCAAGCAAGGTGCCTGACGGGTCCGACGTCTTGCCCATGCAGTGATCACAAGCATTCTTTTGCAGCTTGGTCATCATTTGGTGAGTAGCACTGGCTTCATGCTGGGCCAGCTTCGCTTTCATCGCCTTGACGTGGGGCATTTCGCTGCGATGGGCCAAAGCCTTCATTTCTTCGATACTTTTCGGACGGTCCGCCATGGTCTGAGTTTTCTGTGTAAGTGAGATTTTATTTCTTTCACATTACGCCCTCCGGTGTTCAAGGCGCCTACGGTGCTCAAGTCGCCTAAGGCGAAGGATCAGCGATGAATCCGTAGCTGTTTTGCGCGTAAAAATTGTCCTTGAGGTTGGGGTCGTTGGCCATGACAAACACCCGATCCATGATGGCATCGCGCCACGTGGCCGAATCGTTGTAATCCACAAAGTTGGACACAGCGGCGCGCTGAGCCACCCAGGGTTCACCGTCCACGGCCGGGTTGACACTGGCACTTCCGGTGACAAAGCCAATGTCCTGGAACCAGACGTCGGCGTTCATGTCCCACAGAATGTGAGGGCGAATGAGCTGGTTGAAGGACTGGTCCGGTGCCAAGAGCGTGCCACTTGCGTCCGTGAACGCTGCGCGCTGGCTCTCAAAGCGATCAATGGCGAACATGGGCGGCTGAGTCAGACTTTCCTCGCCGGCACGCGCCTTTCCGTAGTAATCGACCACCGACAGATACGAGCCAGACGTGCTAAAGGGCAAGGTGTAGGATCCATAAACCGCCACGCACGTGTTGTTTCCCAAGTCACCGTCGTAGCTGGTCTGGTCCAAGCTGGTGCCCTTGATCCGATACAAGTCAATCTGCGTGGCTGAGATGGTCGAGTTCGGGTTGATCCACATGATGTTGCGTGGTTGGTCGACGGTGCCACGGAAGAATCCATCGGCTGGGACACCGGCGGCTTCATACACGCTGGGCTTGCAGTCATTCAGCGTAGTCAGACCCAGCGGTCCAAGCACGGGATACGTGACCAAGCCATCAATTTCAGCCTGTTGCACTGCTGCAGAGCTGTTGAACACCTCTTCCACTCCGTTCTGGTTCAAGTTGAACTGTTCCTTGATGTTACCCAAAGTGTTGTTGAAGCTTCGGTCACCACCCGAGAGCAAGCAAAGGGCTTGGCCGACCGGAGCTCCACCTCCCACACAAGTGCGCTGGTCCACAACAATGTGGGTGACGCCGTTGGAGTTAAAGTATTGGAAGATGCGAGCCACAAATGCAATGGCGGCCGCCAGACTTCCACCAAATCCAGTTTGTTCGTATTCTTGATCATACCAAGGCAGCTGAGTGGGGTCTCCCGCGCTCGAGAAGGCAGTCACGTCGTGGGTGATGTAACCATACACGGGCAAGGGGTCGGGCACTGCTCCGGATTCCTGGAACGCGCGCTGAACAGTCGAGTCCTTCATGATGCCCACCATCCAATTTCCGGCCACCGCGTCTGGATTCGTCGGCGGAGCAGATCCGTCAATGGTGGTGGTCCATGCCGAGCTGTTGGTCTCGTAGGCAGCCAAGTCAAACGTGGGCTCGCCGCTCAAACCCACCCCCTGGGTCATCCAAAACGCCTCCTTGAGGTAAGAAACCACCGTTTCGTTCTCGCGGTTGCTCACGTCACCAAATCCAGGGAGCACCGTGGCCGGTGGGTAAAAGAGGTTTTCCTGTCGCACAGCATTCCACGTCAGATAATTGTAACCACGTCCTTGGTTTTGAATAGTGCGAGCGAATAGACTTCCACCCGCGCGATACTTTTCCGAAAGTTCCGCAAAATCTCCTTGGCCAATCACCCGGAGAGGAATCTGACGGATTCCGGCAATGGGCTGGTTAAACGGATCCTCACCAAAAACATACGAGGCAATCTCGTTTGGCAAGTCCAAAGAATTCAAGCGTTCGAAAAGTTCTTGTGAATCCAGGAACAGTTCATCCAGCCCACCTTCGCACTTTTTCGTCCAGGGGCTGATGAGCTGGTGGTTCTCCGTGGAGTGTGACATGCTCAACTCCAAAGCACAAGCCACCAGATTGTCAGCCGCCATGCCGTTGCGAATAGGCCCGTGCATCTTGGAAAGCTTGATGTTTGACAGGTTCGACACCACCGTCTGGAGCTCCGCCTCGGTGAGCGGGGTATGTGGCTTGTATTGCTGGCTGGGGACAATCAGTGCCGGCACCGCGTCAAAGTTGCCATCATCCAGCACACTGATCTCCTGGTTCGCAGGGAACTGACTTCCAATGTCCATACCCAGCGGACCAAAGAATGACGAAGGTGTGTCGGGATGGGTGGGTCCATAGATGGTGACATCACCCACTCCCACACCAGTGACGGCCGCAAAGGTAGCCGATTGGAGATTGGCCAACTGATTAATCAACTCGTCACCGAAAAATTCGGAGAACAGATCGCCGTTGTAGCGACCGAGCTGAAGATTGAAGGCCAAAGCAAAATCTCCAACACCAATGAAGGGAGCAATGAAGGCTGCTCCGATGATGTCGGTGATCTCGCCGAAATAGTAAGTTCCCACCGGGATCTTGAAATCAAACACTTGACCGCCGAAATCACTGAAAGATGAACGGATGGTGTTGTTCTGCTCGGTGATCACCATCGGCAGGCGAAACGTGTAGTAGGCCCAATTCTCAAAGGAGAAAGCCGGACCGTGAGTGAGCGGCGCCAGCGGTCCGGTGTGGTATCCACTGGTGGCCAGACGGAGGGGCTCCGCTTCGAGCCGAGGAACACCGGTGCCAGAGAGTTGCACTGTCTCGCCCGGGCACAAACGCGGGAAGTCCGTGGTCGACAGCTGAGGGTAGTCAAGCACAAAGGCCAAATAGTTGTAACGGTTCTGGTTGATGAAGTAACGCGTTTGAGCCTTGAGCGTCTCGTCCGCCACGGTTCCGGGGTAAGGCCAATACACGGCACGCTTGACCTTGTATTCGCGGAGAATACCAGTCTGCTGAAGTTCGGTGTAGAGATCGTCATACTCGTCCACGGTGGCTCCCCCCACAGTGCGTGCCACTTGAGTCAGATCCAGGCCTTCGGGGTTGGGGCTACCTTCAATCTGCTTGGAGCGTTCCGTCCAGCCGGAGATGGTTCCGAATTTGTAAAAGTTGTAAACGAAATCCAGAAATGCCACTGGCGTGTTGAAACGAGACGACGGGTTGGTGAGGCGCTGCTCATATTTCCACAATTGCTCGTTGGGCGCCAAAATGGGCACGAACTGAGTGGCGACGTTGTTTCCCTGAACCGCAAAGGCATCAATGTTGGCCAGAATTTGAAGCGAGAAAATACCAGTGGCGGGGTCAAAAACGTAGGTCTCCCCCCCGGAAGTGGTATACGTAAAGTCGGCGACGCACTGCCAAACTTCGTTCGGTGCATTCAGGTCCTGGGTGATGAAATCCGGTCCAGATTCAAAGCCGGTGATTTGAAACAAATCCAGCTGCGAGCCCCGATCCCGCATCCACACCAGGGAGTTGAAAGAAAAGTCACTGTGATACCAGCCGCCAATCTTGGACGGGTCCTTGGTCATCTCGTAGTTGATCACCACGTCGTTGAGCGTCAACTTTTCAGTAAACTCCTCAGGCTGCGTGTGACGCAAAAGCTGCTCGGCATCTTGGAAGCAGACCGTGGCAGTATACTGACTGAATGCGGCATCGTCGGTCGAGAGCTTTAGCACATCTCCGGCTTCGAGTTCCAGACGGGGCTCCAACTGAATCAGGCCGGTGGTGGTGATGTCGTTCAATGCCTCACCCAGTAAGCACGCGTCAATCTTCAAAAGCATGTCTTCGCCGCGGCAAATCGACACGCTGGTGGGCACTTGAGGCACAGGGGCAGTCCGCACATTTTTGAATCCGAGGTAAAACTGATCCAGGCCGGCGTAGCAGCAGGGGTCCTTGGCGTATCTCAAACTCAGCACGTCACCGGGCGACAAGGTGATGTCGGTGAGCGTGGTGAAAATGTAGGGATCAGCAGCCGTAGGTCCAAAGCCCGTGAGCGACTCAATCTGCACATCGTTCAAGAACACATTGATAAAACTGTATCCCGTCTCCACACTGTAGGTAATGTCCACGTCAACCACCTTGTTCACGCCCGCCGGGGCATTGTTGATCAAATCACCGCGCGACGTGGTGCCGGGACGGGGTGGTTCAACGTCGTTCAGGTTGAACACTGGCTCATAGACCTCGGCGATACCGCAGTTGATGACTTGGGCTCCAGCCTGTGCGCCAACGAACCACGGTCCAGTCTCAACACCGTCACCAGTCACGTTGGTAAACGTGAGATCAGTGTCACCGAGTGCCAAACTGTCACCTTCCGCGATGCTTTGGTCCTCGATTCCGACCAGGGCGTCGGGCACCACGGGAGCCAGTTCTGCGAGTTCGCTGCTCAATTGCAAAGACAGGGTCGTCGCGGAGTAGGCGCAACCGATCACCCCGTCTTGCTCGATGCTGGCCTCGGCCTTGACCACACCCACCGGTTGGCGGCAACCCTGAAAGGTCAGTTCACCGTCGACGGTCAAGTCACCTTTGATCACCGTGTCTTGAAGGCACGTCTCACCCTCCACGGTCAGGTCACCCTTGTTCACCGTGTTCTGAAGGCAGGTCTCGCCTTCCACCGTGAGGTTCTCCTTGACCAATGCATTGTCGGTCTCGATGAAGTCGGTTTTCACGCACTTGGCGCGCACTTTGCAAGCACAGATCTTATCCTTGTGACCACCCATGCTTGTATTTCTTATGGACCAAGATTTTTATTCTTCCAAAAATTTCCGAAGTGCCATGACCAATTCACCCTCCATCACCAAGCCTGTGTCGTCATCACCATCCTCATGGTAGACATAGTCGACCCACGGTGAAGGAACCAGGTGAGTGTGCGGAGGATTGTCCACCATTTTCGCGGGGGAATCGTCAATGATCCGGGTGTTGGTGTGGTTAAAATCAGGAAACGCCTGCCACACCTTGGCCAAAGGTTTGGTGAAGAGATACTTTTTCTTGACATCTTCAGGCAGATCGTCACTCTTGTCCTGGCACTGACTCTGATCCCACACAAACAACAACTTTTTGCGTTCACCCGCGTCTGGGATCAAGGTGTTTACCATTTGGTGTGCATTGTATTTTCGCGCCGAGGTCCACACGGCCACGGTAAAATGTTGCAGCAGAAACGTCAAGAATTCACGCGCGTGAGGCCGGCACCAGATGAAAAACGGTCGCGCGTGTGCATCGGCCGTCTCAAGAAATGCATCGCTCAAATCATACGTGTCACGCTCGTGGATACGCCGCACTAGAAATCCATTCAAATCCAAAATGACCAAACGTTTCTTCATTCTGATCAAAATTGCCAGGTTCAATCGTCATGCAAAACAGGTTGACTGAATTTTTATTGGCGCCGGTATTTCTCTTCAAGTTCTTTCCGCCGCGCTTGGAGTATTTGTTGACGCGTTTCAAGCTTGGAGATTCGTTCCTGTTCACTCTCGGCAAAGCGCCTAAGCTCAACCATGCGCTGCTGATGTCGCGCTTCCTCGAGCGCATCCTCCTTTTCACGCTCCAATCGTTCTTGTTCCGCGTCATTAGCCACATCTCCATTCTCTTGTTTCCGCTGCTTGGCCACGAGTTCGTCAATTTGCCGTTGTAACTGGCTCTTTTCTTGAAAGCAGGCATCGCGCTCTCGCTCAAAGTCCAGCGCGGCCTGATTGAATTGCCCGATTTTTTCAGCCATTTCGGCGGTGTTCGCTCGAGCACTGTCCAGAGCCTGCTCGACTTGCGCCAAGTCTTGTTCTAGTTTCCGCTTCTCTAACAGACATTGCTTCCGCAAAAGTTCAATCTCATTGTTGGCTGACAAATGCAAATCTCGGCGGAACGTTTGACTTTGAGCAGCCAAGCGCGTGATTTCTTTGAGCTGCTGAGCATTTTCAGCGCGGGCTTTTTCCAAGTCGGCTCTCAAGGCGTTCAGGCCATGGCGGGTGTGCTCCTCGTCATGACGGTTGTAGTGATCGCGATCTCGAAGGTGATTCATCCACACTCGATAGATGGCTTGCCGCGTGCTCCGCTCGGATCCCTTGGTATCCACGCCGGCGAGGTCGTATTTCCAGGGAGCCCGTTTCCATGCGGCATAGCTCGGCGCGTGCTCTGCGTTGATCACTCGGTTGGTGGCGCGCAAGTCCCGCGTGATGGCTCGCTTGCGCGCAGCTTCGGTTTTGTAAGATCGTCGCGCGTAAGCCTGAAAGAAATCACGCACGGCGGCGTCGTCCATCTCTGGTCACAGACGCAGAATTTTATCTTGACCTCTAATAAAACATGGGAAAGTGTAAAGTAACGTGTTGCCGAGGCCCTCGCGGACCCGCCGGGGAGAAGGGACAGCAGGGGCCTGCAGGTGAAAAGGGAGCACCAGGTGCAACCGGCCCTCAAGGCCCACAGGGCCCCGCCGGAGAGTTTGACCCGTGCCAAGTGTGCGCCGAGACGCCCGTGCTGGAAAACTTGTCGAGCGCCGACACAGTGCTCTTGTGCAAGGATGAAGTTGGCGAAGAGGATGATTGCTTGGGGAAAGCCACACTCCGGGACGCGTCGTGCTTTGTGCTCCAGATTCTTCGCGAAAAGGGACCACAGCCGACCGAGTGCGACGAGCTGACCAAGGGGTATGGAGTGCGTTATCGCAACGCCGACGGATCCCGCGATCAACAGGAGGTGTATTTGGGCGCCGGTGATTTGGGCGTGGGCTCCAACCGGGTGGCCGCCATGTATCCTTGGAACGGCGGAGCGGCCGGCACCACCTATTACCCGCTCGAGTTCACCTTTGATCCCTCGGCCGACGCTCTGTTTCAGTATGTGTCGGATTTCATGAACCCGACCAACGCGGCTGCGCTCGTGTATGCCGACGCACTGGCCCGCCTGTCCTCGATCGAAGGTATCACGCCGGCCGACTTGAACCTGATTGAGATCATCGTGGCCAACAACGACAGCAACCCTGATTCGGTGATCAAGTTGACTGAGCTTCGGCTGGAGACATCAACTTACACCCACACCTTGGGCTCGTTCGAAGACATGCAGGGCGGATCCAGCGCGGTGTTCAAGTTCACGTGGCCCGACGACGGCTCAAGCCCAGCTGATGGATTCCGGTTCACCGGAAAAATCCTGCTCACCGGTCCCTTCACCGGCTCGGGCAACGAGCGCACGCGCGTCGACATTCAGGTGCTCAAGTGCGATGAGGAATAAACAACACCATTTATTGTCCAATCAAGCGTAACCACACATTTTTAGCCACCCCATTGCCGTGCAATTGCAACGGATAATTGCGGGTTTCAGGCACATAGTAGATTTCACGACCGCTGCCCGAAAACGAACCCGGGCCAACGTTTTTCACCGCGTCCTCCTGCCGCGCGTTGACGTGATCAGACAGGCAACAGAAAATGTCTTTTTTGTTGTCCAGCTTGATCGACCAGCGGCCAGAGCTGTAAAGTTCCTGACAGAAAAGTTGATCGTCTTCATGGTCCGCAATGTCGCGCGAGTTAAACATCTCTTTGAGCACCACGGCGCGACCGATGTAGCCGCCACTGTTGAGAAACTTGAAACGCCCGGGCACATCCTGCGGCTGTTGTGTGCATTGCCCGGGCCAGTTCACCGACTCGGCGCCAAACACGACGTCCGCCTGAAACCACCGCCACTTGCGGATGAATTCCGCCGGGGTGCCACACACGCTGGTGTCGTAACCATCGGAAAACAAAATCAGGTCTGTGTTCGCGAATTCGCGGCCATTGAGAAAGCGTTTCATCAAATTGATCTTTTGGCCACCGCCGGGCCCGGCCATCGTGCCCCCGCGCCAAGGTTCACCGGCGCCCAACACGCAGCACTCGGAGTGTCCATACTTGCGAAGCGAGTCCAACAGGCAATGCGCCTTGGAAGGGTCGTCGCCCACCGTCAGCGGGATCAGGGTGAACGACGACATAACTTTGCCAGCGTGTCGAGAAATAATGTGCGCGGTGAAAAACGATAATTTCTCGTTTTCCATCCAAGTGTGCGCTAGCGACGATGGACTATTGGACGCGCATGACTGCCTTTTTGGTGGGATGCTTGGGTGTGCGCTCGCTGTTTGTGGTGGGCGCCAAGAAACTTCCGTCGCGCGTGATCAGATGGACGGCGTTACCAGCGCTGCTGCTGGCAATTGGTTGGGTGATGATATACCGATACGATCTGCGACCCACTGGTCGAGAAGCGGGCGGCGTGATTTGGTGGAACGAGTTGCGCCCGATTCACGCGGCCTTTTACGCGGCGTTCGCCGTGCTCGCTGTGACGCGCACCGACTTGGCGTATATTCCGCTGCTCGCGGATGTGATCTTTGGATTTCTGGTTTTTATTGCGCATCATCTGAAATAAAATCAATCTCGGCTTGGATAGCATTGACATGATGAACTTTTAAGACATCGTCCCAATTTTCGACATGAACACGACTGAGTGGAAGCGAACGCGTGGTTTGATATTGAATAAACAGATTGACATAAATCGACTTTTGATTTTGCAGCTCGCGCATCAACTCCAGCTCCCATGCGTAGTGACTTCGATTGAACTCTCGAACCATGGGCAGCTTGCGGCCGTGACTCAAATCAAACACCAAATTTTCAAAAATGGATTGCCGTTGTTTCGACATCCATTCCTGTTTGCGCACCTGATAATCGGCTTCGGCTTTTTCCAGGACGGCCGATTTCAAATCGACGGGAAAAGATTCCATCTCTTTTGTTCACCATGCACATACTCTTTTCAGAAAAACTTGAACTCATTTTTATTTGCAAAGCTTAGCGACGGCGGCTGCTGGAGCTCATGGAGCGGCGACGCTTGCGCCAGCCCTTCTTGGCGGCCTCCGAGCGGCGCTTCTTGGTGTAGCTGCGAGACTTGCTACGTCTCTTTCCTCCCTTACGGGTCGACTTCGAGCGCGTGGACTTGGAGCGGCGAGAGGCCGAACGACGCTTGCGCCAGCCCTTTTTGGCAGCCTCCGAGCGGCGCTTCTTGGTGTAGCTGCGAGACTTGCTACGAGTCGACTTGGAGCGCGTGGACTTGGAGCGGCGAGAGGCAGAACGACGCTTGCGCCAGCCCTTCTTGGCGGCCTCCGAGCGGCGCTTCTTGGTGTAGCTACGAGACTTGCTACGTCCCTTACGGGTCGACTTGGAGCGCGTCGACTTGCTCCGACGGGACTTGGATCTGCGGCGACGAGCAGCCATGGAGCGTTTCTTGCGCTCGTGCGACTTCTTGGCAGCCCCGGTCAGGCGACGCTTGGGCATGGGACCATCGTCGATGCCTCGGAAGTCGTATTTGTGGGGATTCTTCAAGTAACGCTCGTCCTTGACCACCTTGGAGCGATGGTTCAAGTCATACGTCATGGAAGCGCGCATGCCCTTGGCCGAGGCAAACTTACCCTTGCGGTAAGCGTCCTTATACCAGCGGTTGAAAGCCATCTCGGCCTGAGCCTTGGTGATGGGCTTGTAGCTGCGGCTCTTGCGTCCCCTGCGTCCCTTACGGGAAGACTTGGAGCGTGTTGACTTGGAACGCGTGCTCGAGCGCGAGGGGTTGCGTCCCTTAAGGGACGACTTGGAACGTGTGGCAGACTTGGAGCGGGACTTCTTGCCTCTGCGCTTGCGGATGCGGTTCAGGTGCGAGATGTTGTTCTTCTCAATCTGGGCCTTGCTCACGTTCTTGGGCCACTGGGACTTGGGGATGCGAATGATGTGTTTCATGTAGGTTCTACCATCCTTGGTCTTGGCCTTGGTGTATCCACGAAATCCAATGATCTTGCCATTGGCCTTACTGCGAATAGCCTGCACATTGGTGTATTGCTTTCGCGGGGCCCGGCTCTTGCTGCGGCTTGTCGACTTCTTCCTTGCCATGCTTCGAAAGTATCTGATCTAATCCAAAGATAATATTTTTTTTCATCCATCCCCTTTTCAACCCCACCCCCCTTTTATTCTTTTTCTCGAGACAAGCAGGTATGGAGGAACCACCTCCCAAAAATTACTTGGTCTACTGCTTGGTGTCGACGGTGGCCCCCAGACAGACCTACGTCGGCGTGACCAACAACTTTAAACGCCGCCTCCGCCAACACAACGGCGAGATCACCGGCGGTGCACGGCGAACCCGTGCCTATCGCCCGTGGACGCCCTTTTTACACGTGTCGGGCCTCACCAAGAGCCAAGCGCTGCAACTCGAATGGGCGCTCAAACACCGGCGCAAGGGCGGGGCAGGCCCTGAAGGACGAGTGAGGACGCTCGAATTTTTGCTGGGCACTGCTCAATGGACCAAGAATTCGACGCCGACCGCAGAGTTGCGCGACGTGCACGTGGACTGCGCGTGGTCGGAAGAGAAATACCGCGCCACTTGCAACCAACCCCTGACCGCGTGTGATGACCAAGTGTTTATTCGGTGCTTTGAGTGTGAACTCAGGTGAACGGCACAAGACCACGCTCGTAAAAAAATCGACAACACAGGTCAATATCATCACCTGCTTCATCATAAACATTTACACCAAACTCTGGCCAAGTTATCGCTTTGGCATTTTTAACCAATAAAACATTTATATTGTCATCCGTGAATGCTATCTCTAGGCCAGTTTCTAACTGAAAGTCACAACCACCAACACCAGTATGAGTCACATGTGCAATCGCTGGTCTTCCATCAATTCCCAAAAAGATGATTTCTTTGGCATTATTCCACACGTTTTCTGAGATTCGACCATAAATCACCCGAGAGGTTAAATAAGGTCCAAAGGGAGATTCATCAAGAATGTTAAGTATAACTTCAGTGCCCGAAACATCAACCAACACACAATGGCCTTTGATTAGGGCGGGAATTTTCTCGAAACGCCGGCGATAAAACGATTTCCAACATGGGATCTCTGGTGGAAACCACGTGATGAGCGGCATGTCACGTCGAACACGTGCCCTCCAAAACGCTTGCTCATCACGCACGATGCCGTGCAGTTTCCGACACGTGCTCATCAAGGCCAACGCGGATTCGATCGGCAGATAGGTGGTCAACAACAGACGCCACACATCACTGAGCACGTCGTCGACGTAATTGACAGCACGCATGCGCCCCGTTTCAAACTGAAAAAATTTCTGGAAAAAGTCAAAAAACGAACTTTTGGAAAAATCACCCTCGGCTCTGGAAAAAAAAAAATCGAACCCAACAATGAAAAATTTTTTGACCCAATTTTTTTTTGCTCTCCCAATTTTTTTTTGGATGCCAACTTTTTTTCAATTTGGGGTTTTCTGGAAAAAGTTTTCAGAAACGAGTCAAGTTTATTAGGGCGCCTGATCATCGCCTTCGGCGCCTGCAGGTGCAGGAGGAGGTGCATTCATGAATGAACAGGCGATGCCATGGGCTGCTAGAGCGCCCAACATGTGCAAGGGTGAGAGCGCGATGGCATAGTAAATGTTGTCGTTCATGAGTCGACCAACAACCGGCAAATTCTGGGCCACCATCAACACACTCTTCACCACGGGGATCACGTTAGAGATAATGGTGAATGCGATGATGAATCCAATGCTAAACAGGAACGAAATGCCGGCGGCGATGAACGAACGCTTGAAAATCATGTTTTTGGGCACATCCGGTTTCTGGATCATCACCACTAGCGCGGTGGCCACATACTGAAAGAATGCCAAAAATAACGCGTATCCCAGCATGGATTTCGCGCGGGCCAAGGAACCGCCGCCGGTTTTCTTGGCCAGTCCTTTTTTCAGGTATTTGGCCACGGCGGTTTTACCGGCTTTGGTGGCGGCTTGCGCACCAAACCGTTGCACAGCATCTTGGATGTCTGCCTGGTTGAACAAGGGTTCAGGTGGGTTCAACCACCCTGTGAACAAGCTGTAAACCACGGCGGCGGCGAGGGGCAACATGAGAAATGCCAACCATCCCCGACCGCAAACACTCCCGCGCTTGGAAAGAAGTCCGCCAATCATCAAGAACGCAAAAAGACCAAGAATAGCAATCATGGGCACCTTTGCCAACGACGCCATGTTGTTTCACTGCTTTCTACTGATCGACCAAGAATTTTTTCAGAAATTTTGCCACCTTGAGAGGGTCCCGGAAAAATGATCACTTCTGAAAATCGTCGAAGCAACCTTGGTAAAAATTTTTTTTTGGCTTCATTTTTTTTTGTGGTTTGGATTTTTCCAGGCGGTGGATTTTTTCAGTTTGGAAAATTTCAGGTGTTTTTTTTCTAGAATCTCGCCGAGCTGAAAAACAGCGCCGAATCGGCGAGCGTAATCAGAAAAAGCTCGATTCTACGGCGGATCGGTTTGGCATCAAACTGGCCACCTCTGAGCACTGGCTCAAGTTTACGTTGTCCCTGTTTTTCCAGTCCGAGGCGCTCACCTCGCTTTTTTACAAATCCCTGGCTCCGTTTCCGGCCACTGCCGTAAAAAACTTGGCGACCGCTTTGGTGGTTGATGAGTCTGGCAACTATGCCCGCGAAGATTCTACCATTTTCATGTGGACATATCACATGTGTGTCTCGTTTTTCATTTTTCACCCGCTGGAAAACCATGCTCCGGACTCTGGCAACATGTGGGGTCACCCATGTCACATGCTCCCCGTGTGCGCCGTCATTGATCCCATCATGGCTCCCGTCGGTGATTTACAACGCTTGTCGATCACGCTCGACGGGGAAGCCGCCCGCATTCAGGCGCGATACAAGGAACTCGAGCACGCCTCGCAGGCTGAACCAGTGACGCAAGCTTTGGCCGCGCATGACGTGGTGAAGAAACGAGTGCTGGAATGCCGCGCGGACGTCCGCAAACATGCACGCACGCCGCGGTATGAAACAGCTGCTCAACAAGAGAAGCGCATCGTCGCCCTGTCGGTGGCCACGGCGCGACTGGAAGAGGAGAAACGCCACCAAGCCCAATCCAAAGCCGCCGTGGATCTCGCGCGGAAAACCCACAAGCTCGACGACGATGTGCGTCAGCTGATTCAGGCCCTGAAAAAGCAGGCCAAAGAAAAACGCGCCGCGGCCAGTGAGAAATGGGCTTCAGCCCGGCGCCTGATTGAACATCTCAAGAAACTCGACAAACCTGCCGACCAAGCGCCAGAAGGCCCCCAAGGTCTTTTGCCCCGAAATGTGAAAACCCCGACGGGCCATCATATGTGGTCCCGATTGGCCTCCGCGGATTTTCAACGTCATTGTCGCCAAGCCCTGAAAATATGCTTGGGAAATGCGCACTTGGAGTATGCCTCTTGCGAGTTTGTCAAGCGCGAGGAGAGTCCTCACCGTGAACCCGGTCAGAATTATCACGCATGGCGTCAAACGTGGCACGACATGGTGAAAGTCCCGCTCATTTTCATGCAAGCCCTGATCTCGCGCGACATCCTCGAAGGCAGCAACAAGGTCCAAGCTGCGGCGGCTGGAATCAGTCATTTCTCGCTCAACGCTTGGAAATCGCTGGTGGTCTCCACGTGCATCCGCGAGTCTTACCAGCAAGTTTACGACACAGACATTCGCATGGTTTTTTACCCGACGGGCTCGGCGCGTTCCGGTCGATCGTTCCAGTGGATGTTCATGCAGGGGCATCAAACCACAACGTCGAGCAACGCGCGGCTCAAACCCAAGTTTTCTGTGCCGGCGCCGAAATCCCTGACCGAGGCGCAGGATGGCCAAGACGGAAGTGGCAACACCAACACGTGGTTTCGACGCAATTTCAAGTATCTGGCCAGAGCCGCCCGCCAATTCAAAGTGGGTTCGCCGCCGCTTCAAGCATCCCACGCTAAGCTGCCTCGCTTCACACGCATTTGGCAAATGATGAATCATGCGCATCAAGCAAAAAAGGCTCGGGGACCTGGTCGCATTGCCTGTTTCAAGTTTACGGCGCCTGATATGGAGGCCCGCCAAGTCATTGAAATCACTCGCGAACAGGAAGACGGCAGCGTGGTGAAATCGAACGCGGTGCTTCCCAGTTTTTCATTGACGGCTGTGGAACGTAACGGTCGGGTATGTGCAGTGGTCGAAGGCTCTTATCAGAGTGTGGGCAAAGCTCGTCCAAGACGAAAAATGTTGGTGTTGATTGATGAAGCCGGACACGCGTATGAATCCAAGTGGCTGGAATATCTCAACCACGGCACTGAAAATTCCCCGAAGCGTTGGGTGCATGGCCGCGGAGAATTTCTGAAAATTTTGGAGCTCATTGAAGCTGGCCCCAAGGTGGCCCTTGGAATGTTGGGAAAAATCGCCGGTCGCTGTGGATGCTGTCGCTTGAAGCTGAAAGCATCTCAGCAGGATGGTGTCGGTCCGACATGTGCCAAACACTTTAACTTGGCTGCATTTCCCAGCTCGATCGTCGATTACACCGTGGGTAAGCAGCCCACTATCCGCCTGGCCCCTATTGAAATCATCCCTGCTGTGATTGAAACGCTCGATAACGTCGACGATGAAGAAGATGTATTTTCAGAAATGGATTCGCTTGATGATGAGGACTTAGAGGAGTATGACCAAGATGTTGAAAATGAAGATTCAATCTAAGCAGAAATTTTCAGAAATCGCTCAAAGGTGTTGTCAACTTTTTTCTGAATTTCTTTTTCTGAAATTTTTGTAGTTTGGTCGGGGCCTGAAAATGGACGACGACGATTTTCTGGTGCCTGACATTGATGACGACGACGAGGACATGCCGTTGGTGATTGAAAATAATCAAGAGCCCTATGAGGCGCATGAGGTGCCACAAGAAGATCAGGTGGAAGATCGGGTGGAAGATCCGGAGGGCGACGATGCAGGTGAGAGCGATGGCGATCAAGGTGAAGAAGAAGAAGATGAGGTCCAACATGACGAGGTGCACGATCCCCACCGCCTACAAGATGGTCTGAAAGACCAGGAAGACGATGAGGATGAAGAACTCTCTGGCTGTGACCCCGACGAGACGTATTATCCGTTTCCGAGTTTGCCCGGATTTGTCAGCAAGCGCTATCAGCGCCTGAGTGCTTTTCAAGACTGGTTTGACACGCGCTCGGATGGTTCGCTCAAGATGGCCGATCAGGCCGCGGATCCAACCAGTCCGCTCGCCTTTCCTGTGGTGGCCAAGTTTGCCCAAAAGTGTGTTCGGCAAACAAGCAGCGAGTTGGGAAACGACGTCTATGTCATCATCCTTGGCTTTGAAGAGCAACGCCCCACTTCGGGCAACTTTTACACCGTGTTCTACGATGGTGCCCGCGCACTCGAGCACATGGCCAACGTGGGCGATGACGATGAGGTGTATCCGTATCCGTCGCTCAGTTTTGCCGGCCGCGTGCTCTACGGATCGAACTGCAACGGGTGGCACGCGTTCCGGGTGTGTGATCCCGACAGTCCTCACCACGACAAGCGCTTGGCGTCCTTGCGTCGCTCGGCCGGTGGACCCGGTTTCGTCAACACTTTTAACCGGGCGCTGCTGGAAAAGTGGGACAACCTCGCCACCCGTGTGTGCTCTCAGCAGTCGGTGCAATATCTCACCGCGTTTGGTGAAGCCCTCGCTCAACTCCAGGCGGCCGCCGACGATGTCGAAGAGGGCGAAGACCACGACGTCGAAGATGATGACGAACAAGAGGTCGAAGATGAGGACGACGTTGAAGATGACGAAGATGACGAAGACGAGGAAGATGTTGAAGAGCCTACAAATTCGTTGATTCACCCCAACACGGTGATTCGTCGGGCCAAGCTGCCACCGCCGAGCAACGCGGTGATTTTACCCGACTTCAAAAAGCGACCACGGGACGGCGTCATGTTCGACTCGACGGCAAGCAAGGTGGCCCGCCTCGACGACGAGGACAATTAAAATCTCGTTGTGTTCAACTTTTTTATAATGTGTATTGGGCGGTAAATTGACAATGGCGCATCTGTGGCCGATTGATTGGTATGATTTGAGCGATGGTCGCGATGTGCTGCGCAACATTTCCAGGGTGTGGGCGGAAAAGGGTTACGACAACTTGGCGGAGAATGACTACGCTCGCCTGGAACCTTTTCTCGAACCCTTCGACGGTATCTACACCGACAAAGAGATCGTCGTTTTGTCACGCGTCGGAAGCAACGGCATTCAAAAAGAGTTTTGCAGCATGTTTCTCCAGGCGGGCGAAGCGGGCGAAGAAGTGTGGGTGCTCGAGTGGTATTTGGACCCCGACGATATTCGACGCATTTACTTGAATCGAGTGGCCAAGCTTCTCTATGGTGACAGTTTCGAGAACGACGAGACTCAGTCCATGATCATGATGACTCACGCGCTCTCGTCCCTCAGACAACTGAAAATCACCATCCACGACGACTTCATCACCGGCGAACTGGATGAGTTGCCCGAGACGCTGGTTGAGAACTCGCTCGGTGACCCCGAGGTGATCAGTGTCGGTGACGAAGTCGAAGACGAGATCATCTTGGACGGTAGTAACGAGAGTTACGAGAGTTACGAGAGCTACAACCAAGAATAAAGTCTTTCTGAAAATCACTCTGAAAATTTCAAACTTGGAAATTTTTTTTGACCTCTGGTTTCAATCTGAAAAAAAATCCATCATCAAAATTTTTTTGGTCTGGAATTTTTTTTTTGGTTTGACAAATTTTTGGTTTTTCAAGGTTGGCATTTTTTTGGAAATTTCTGAAAAAGTTTTCAGGTTGGTGGGTCGATGGAATTTATCGCCCCCTTTTGGGACATGCTCTTCCGGCGGTGCTCAGTTCGGTCGCAGGTGAATCTGCTGTTGGTGTGCCAACGAGTTTATACCATTGGCATGATAGACACCAACTTGATGCATAGGATACTGCTCTTTAAGCGATACAAACAATTGAAGTTTCACCCCAAGCAAACACGTGAAAACAGCGTGGAAATTGTGCGTGCGTGTGCTGAAGGGGCAAACTACGTGCTCAGTGAATATTTGACACCGCAAATGTATCTGGAGATCGTCCAAAAATGGGGATCTAATCTTTTCTTTGTTCCAGACGAAAAGAAGACGCGGCTTGGCCGCCATAAAAACTGGTGGTGGAATGCCATTGTCATACATTCCACCTGAAAAACAAACGCCAGAGATCTGTCTTGCTGCTGTCATGCGAAGACCTGATAGTCTGAAAGTTCTTCATCCTTCGAAGCAAACGCGCGAAGTGTGTTTAGCTGCTGTGAGATTGGATCACAATTGTCTGCAATTTGTTCATTACGAAAATCGAACTTACGAAGTCTGCCTTGCAGCCGTCGAGAATAATTGGCCGGCTATTCAGTGGGTTCCTCAAAAATATCAGACGCCTGAAATGTGCTTGGCGGCCATCCGGCGGTCACCCTATGCAATTTTCATTCCGTCTTCGGTTTCTGGAAAAAATGAATTGTAATCTTTTTCCCTTGACGCGTCTAAAATAATTTCCCACAAGTGAAAAAACTATGGCATCCAAGAAGGCAACTAATTCAATCCTCAACAGTTTCCGCGCTGGCACCAAGCAGAAACTGGTGGTGAAAAACAACAATCCCACGCTGTCGCCATCCCCGATCGAAGCTCCAACGCCTGATGTCCACGAAGAGGTGGCGACGAAGGAACTCGCCCAGGTTACCGATGCACCGGCGACATCTGGTCAGCTCACACCGTATCGTTTCAAAATCAGCGAGAAAAAAGGCAAAAAAGCGCTGATTCGGTTTCGTGAAAACTTGCGTCGCTTTTATCCCAACTGTCCATTTACTGACGAAGGTTTGAAACTCAATGACAATCCAGTGTTGGAGTTGTATTGCTACGATCCCAAAACGGATATTGGGTATTGTCGGCTGGCGTCGGCCAAACATGACGGCCCAATTTTCAAGAACCCCAAACAACTGTATGCTTGTTACAATTGCAGCAACCAAGGCAATCCCGACGACGTGTTTGTGTATTCGGCCGAGGGTGACGAAGACGACGGTCTAGAATTGACGGCATTTTTGCGAGAAATCGAGATTCTCACGCCTGATCAGTTCAGCGAGCAATACTTGGAGCTCTTCCAGGACGCCGTCAAAAATAACGTCTTGCTCAACTCGTATGCCGAGGCCGTAGAGAAGAAACGAACTGCCAAGAAACAGACCAAGAAGGGTGATCCTTCTGCTGTCCAAGAGATTCCCGGTCCCCCTTCCAACCTCACCGAACAGGCCCTGGTCAAAGAGGGAGTTGTTTTGGACGAAGCAAAAGAGTCGCCGCGCCGTGTAACGCAGAAAAAGCGGGTGGACCCACCACCAAACAAAGCCGACGATAAGATTGTCTCGCAACCTGGACCGCTGAAAAAGTTCAAATGCGAGGGCGCCACACTCGTTGATTTGCAAGTGGACGAATCCAGCTTGGAAAACTCCATGGCCACTTTTGTGTATCAGCGAACACACGTGCGATTGGGTGACTTGCCGCCGGAGTCCATGGAACGCTCCACCATGTGCTGGTCTATTTTCTCGCACCTGCTGAAAACCCAGCCCGCTGCTCTTGGCGAAGCCATTGCGAAACAACACCCGGGCCAAAGTGCCGAGGACATTTTGGGTTTGGCCAAAAAGTAAACGCGCGTTTATTGGTGGTATTTGAGCACATACGTGGGACACGTGCATTGAAATCCTTCGGGTGCCCAGCACGGTCGACCCATCCACACCTTGCTCATTTGCACTTGATAATCGGCGGTGTCCGGCGATGAATACGGCGAATAATAACCAACGCGCGGTGGATTCACTGCGCGCGGAGGACGATTGGAGCAACACTGAAATGCGTTGCACTGATTGGGACACGTGAAAAGGCTTGGATGCACGGAGTAATCACTCATCTTCTAACGAGATGGTGAGGTTTTTTTTGTCGACTTTCAAAATAGAGAATGACGTGCGGGATTTGCCAGGACGAGATCCAGGAACCCGCGCGGATCGTGGAGTGTGGTCACGTGTTTTGCTTCACATGCATTTGCAAGTGGTGCAACGTGTCCAACTCGTGTCCACTGTGTCAATGTAGATTTCTCCAACTCGCCAGGCTGGATGCCGGACATCCTGTGCACTCTGTGCACCAAGTGCAGGCGGTGGATAGGCGGGAGGAAAATTGGATGGAAGTGATGGAGCAATACGATTCCGAGGACGACTCCGGCGGTGATTCGTTGGATCGCTACGAAGAGGACTTTGTGTTGCCAGACAATGTCGTATACTATGAGAGCGGGCAGATCTGTGATTTCCGCACGGGTGACGAGAACCCGTTCGGCCGAGCTCCACGAGGCCAGCCAGACTCCATCATCCGCACTCGCGACGGCACGGTGATCACCATCTCGTGGCATCACCCTTCAGCTGAAAACAGCGGCGACCCCGAAGAGAGCGAATACGAACCGTCCGACGACGATGATGAATAAAGTTTTATTAGGGCACATGTTTGACCATGTCAAACCGATATCTTCGATTCTTTGGCTGAAGCTTGCTTTTCACAATTTCATACGAATCGGTGGTTTTCTTCATGCTGCATTGTTTCACATTGTGTCCATCTTTTCGCTGGAAAGATTTACCACACCCGATACAATTGAAACGGTAAAGTCCACATTTGTCTTGGTGACACATCAAAATCTCATAACTGCCACAAGTGAACGCGCAATACTTGCATTTCACGTCGGCCATGCCCTCACAAGAGACCACGTGCGACTCGAACTGAACACGATCCCAATTGAAAGACGCCAAAGTAACATCGTCACAGATGCTACACTGGAGATTGGATTGATTCCAACACGGGAACTGGTCATGACGTGATTTGACCAATTGCTCTCTGCGTCCAGTGGCGTGGCAGCCAGTGCAAGTAACGACTGTATCCAAGCACAAGGGGTGATGAATAAACATGCACCATCTAAAGATCCTACTGCCACAGTCGCAGGTGATTTTGCACTTTTCATCCATGTCCACGATCCACTTTTCAAGAATTTCATCATGTGGAAAACCCTGATCTATGCTGCAGTTCTCCATTCCATGTCGATGAATGTCAATGCTTCGCATAACCTCCAACAATTCTAGACATGCATGACTATGAACGCGCTGGACCATATCATCTACCTCGCGAAATCGTAGAACTTTTTGAATTTCCAGGCGCATGAACAGTGGATATCGGATGAGCTTTTCAAATCCCTCGTCTACAAGTGCGCTGTATGTGATCACTCCCCCCAAATCGTCAGATTTTTGACGATATTCCGACTCATTCATGAAATCAGCAAATAAAAGTTCATGGCGTGTGAAGCGTTGATACTCATATCTTGCGTGTTTCAAAGATTGTATGAGTTGATATTCGGGTGGCACGGCAACGACAATAGGATCAATTTCAAGTAATGGCTCAGAAAGCATCCTGTAATATCGCTTCTCACATTGTGCAAAATAAACCAGTCTCAAGGTGTTACGCTTGAATAGTTTGCGTAGTTCTTCCGGATTCAAGCTAAACCGGACTTTTCGACACGTGCTCAAAAAATCAATCAGACTGGTCCAGTGAATGTAGTGCGTCAAAAGCAGTCTGATCAGGTCCTTGGGTAAGTCTGTAATCATTGCCAAGACTGTCGATACATACTCAAGCCTCGACGCTTATTGAGAGATCATGTTAAATTTTCCAAAAAATTTTTCAGGTGTGGTGATCAAAAAGATGCGCTCGGAACTCGAGAAAAAATGCCAGCTGCTCAGCGGTCGCGATGCCGACATTCTGTGTGACATTCTCCTCACACAACGGGTGAGCGACGACTACTTTAACCGAGCCATTATGACGGACGCGCTGGCTCTGCGCCAGAAACGCCGGGTCTACCAGCTGCGCGCATGGCTCTTCCAACAAATGGGAGCAGGGACCTGGTGCAACGAGATCCAATCGATCCAAGACGTGGTTGTGCAAAGCACCCGCACCAGCACCGGCGGAATCGAGCAGCGCGTCGCGTTGTTTATGAACGATGGCTACGTGCTCATGTCGAATCTGGACAACGTTCAGGTGCAGCCGGGATTCGAATCTTGGCTTTTGCACCTCTTTGACGATTTGATTGAGCAATACGGAAAGTTGAGATGACCCCTCTGAAAATGTCAGCAATAAAAAAGCCGAAAATGAATGAATATAGCACCGAGAGTGAAGATGACGAAGAATCCATCTCGCATCCGAACCTGATTGAGCCCGAGCTTTTGCAGCTGGTGCATCAGCACACGCGGCACTCCCGTGAGATGGCCGTGAGGCGCGCCGACGTGTTGGAGAGTTGGCGATACAATTGGCAAACCAAAGAGCGGAAAATCCCGTCGGCCATGGTGATGGCAGGCAAGGCCATCGAACAAATCGAAGCGGCCTTTGAGCACTTGAAACAATTTCACCAAGCGCTGGCCACCGTGTCGCCCGACCTGAAACCAGACGAGTTGCGCGGCGTCGATCGCTTGGCCAACGAAACTTTGCGATCATACAGCGGCATCATCCGCGATCTGGAAGAAAAAATCAATGCACTCCGGCTGTATTGGTTTCCTGAAACGGTGAAGCAGTTGAAATTGGGTGCCTACAAGGCCGTCCGTCAACCTCTGGAAGAGTGGCGCGGACATCATCACGTGGATGCCGCCGACCAGTGCTTGCGATGTTCCATGTGTTTCGAGGCATTTGACGATAACCAAGTGAAACCAATCATTTTCAAGCGTCGGTGCACTTTGAACCCCTTGTTATCGCGGACGTGTGATCAGCCCGCATGCCAGTGTGCACAACCGACCAATTGCCTCGACTGTGCTCTGGATCATTTGTTGAAAAACGGCATTCACGAGGGTAAATCCAGTGTCCGGTGTCCGGCGTGTCGTGGCGAAGTGTGCATTTATGACATCCAAGAAATCACCCTGGTGCACGAATCTGAAGAGATTCGAAAATTGCGAGAGCAGTTACAATAAAAATTTTTATTCCAATCCTAATCACGCATGATCTGTTAAGTGTAAAATTGATAGAGTGAAACGCAATCAGGATGCCGGGAAAAAAGAAGAATGCACAAAAGCCCAACGCCGCGCCGCCCAACACCAAGAAGCCTGGCGCCCAACCGCCAAAGCAGAAAGAGGAATCGTTGACTCCGACGTTGACCGCTGATTTTTCAGATGCTGGTCTCGAGTGTGAGCTGTTGGTGCGCACAGTGGAAGAGACGCTCAAACACCTGGACAAGCAACAAAACTTGCACTTGGTGTTGCGTGAATTGCGACACCTGATTCTCGAAGTTGGCCGATGCTGCGATCCTTATGACGACGAAGACGACTACACGGACTCGTCATCGCGTGATCAGGTATTTTGGGAAAAACTGCAAGATCACGTGTTGCGCAACCAGGTGCCCAAAGCTCCGCGGCCCCCCAAAGCACCCTTCCAAGCGCCGACTCCCGCCAAGGCCACCGCCCACGGGACAGCCAAAGTGCCATTGAAAAAGGCGCCGGCCAAGGTGTCGCCGCCCAAGAATTAGTGCAATAAAGATTTCCGCAACTCTTCAATTTCAGCTTCCTGTTTTTCCACCTGATTTTTGAGCAGTTTAAGCTCTTGATCGACGGCATCGCCGCCGGCGATGGCTTGCACGTCAGTGGGGTGGCCGCGGATTTTTTCGAGGCCCCACCACAACCCTCGCCATGAATATTTCACCGACTTTTTCATCGTCCAAAATGCAATTTCAGCAAAAATTTCAGTGATGGCCAAGAAAACCATGATCTCTGAAAATCACCAAAGAAAAAAAAATGAAGCGAAAAGGGCTGCTGCAAGAAAATCTGCTCACTTCCAAACATTTGAAATTTGGTCAAGGCAAGCGCTGTGGCGAATTGAAAGCGCGAAATGAATTGTTCACTTTTTTGGTGCCTCAATTTTTCGATCAGGTGGTGAAAATTCCCAGCACCGCCGCCAAGGAAACGGTGAAAACCATCCGCGACTTGCTCGTCAAAAACCCACATTTCGCGCACGCCATCGATTCGGCTGATCCATTTGAGCACCAAAATACGATTGGTCACTACTTGGTTTTCTTTTTGGGTGCCTACACCAAGACATGCGCGTTTCTGACACCCAGCGACGAGCATTACAAGATGCGCGCTCAAGTGTTTGGCACCATCCTCCGCGACTTGGTTTTGAAGTATGACTACGACGTTTTCACGCGCAACAAGAATGGCACTTCGGTCGTATCGTATTGTTTTCAGCGGCTGCATGCTCGTCATCCAGCCCGGCGGCTGTTGGTCAAAATCGTGCGTGAAAAAGTGGACCAGGAAAAAAAGCAGGCCCGTCAACTTGTGGCACATGGATGCCCGTTTCTGCGCCGCTGTGGCTTGGTTCCTGACATGCAACGTGAAATCAAGCTGTTGGTCTTGATGGATCGGGTTCAATCCGTGTATAAGTTGGTGGCCCTGCGCGAATTGTATTATCACGCCGTGACTGATCTCGCAGTGTTGCTACCACAGCTGGCCGCCAAAATGGGGAAATAAAATGTGCGTTGTATTATAGAACTAATAGAATCAGCATGAGTTTGCCCTATCATCGTCACTCGGCCCTGAACCATCAACGGGGACATCAACTTTTTCACGACCAAGTGTTGCAGACATTTCCCGCCACTCTGAGCAATGCCGATTATGCCGCCGGCGGTTATCAGGCGGATGGCACCGTGGTGTCGTGGGGCAAAGACTGCACCATCAAGACCACCGATCAATACAACATGCCGACGTGTTGTTCCACATGGGCCAGCGGGCGTGGACAACCCGGTGCGTGTTGCGCGTGTGGAACAAGTGTCACGCCCCCGGTGCCACCCACCTTTTTCCCGGTGACGGCCGAGCAGGAGTTCGCAGCCGCCACCAACAACTAATAAATTTTCCAGAAGTCACTTTTCCAGAAATATCGCATTTTTCATTTTCATCTGAAACAACCTCCAAGAACCTGGTCATGAAAAAAATTGAACGATTGATTTTTTTGAACCTCGAATTTTTTTTTGGTTGCCGATTTTTTTTTGGATTTCGAAATGAAAAGTTTTTTAGATTTTCCGGAAATAATTTCAGGTTTGGATTTCTGTGTAGGGTCAGTCATGCAATGTATTGAACCGTTTTGGGACCTTCTTTTCTCACGGTGTGCGGTGGCGACTCAAGTGAAACTGCTGTATGTTTGTCGACGAGTGAACAAGGTTGGCATGACCGAGTCGAATTTGATGCAGAGGATTCTGATGCTCAAACGGCAAAGACAACTTGAAAATTTTCCTGAACAAATGGTGGTCGAGGATGTTGTTGATTTTATCCAAAACTCCAGCTACCATCGATATATGGATATCGTGTCAGAGAAAAAAACCAGGTCAGTGTGTCTGAAGATGGTGGAATGTTGGGGGATGACGATCAAGTATGTGCCCAATGCCAAAAAGACTACTGAAGTCTGTATCGAAGCAATCAGAAAAAATGGCGCAAACATCAAATATGTTCCTACATTCCTTCAGACTCCGGAGTTGTGCCTTGCAGCCGTTGAATCTACATCAACTGCGGTGCCTTACATCTATCCATGCGAGTATACATCAGAGCTCTGTCAGGCAATCATCCGTGCAGGGGGACATAAAGTGGCCACATCTCATCTTGCACATATCCCTTCCGAGTTCAAAACCAAGAAACTCTGTATCTTAGTCCTTCAGCAGAGAGGTTCGGAGTTGACCACTATACCCTGGACCATGAGAGATTTCGATGTTTGCCTTCTTGCAGTGTCTAAGAATTGGTCAAACATACAATTTGTCCCACTTGAGCACCAGACATCGGAGGTGTGCCTCGCTGCCATCCGTGAATCCTCGGAGGCTATCTTTTACTTGCACCCCGACTTGAATTAAAGTTTTTCTTTTTTCAATTTTACGACACCTGCTTACACTCAGGTCACGCGTGGGTCCTGAAGGATGGACGCGATGGACATTTCCGACGACGAGGTGCCCGAGTTTTTCCGTGACGATCCCGAGTTGGTGCGCATTTGGAAATTGAATCACGCCGGCGACGAGCTTGAATTCGCCGAGTCTTGCGGAATCCAGCCGGCGATCCCCTCAAAACCGCGGCGGAAAAAAGAGAAACCCACCTTTTATCAGACGGTGGCCGACGAAAAAGGCTATTTGCATCAGATCCCGGTCGCTTACGGTGCTACTCAAAAAGGCGACGGTGACATCTCATTGAGCAAGGACGAGACGTTGCAAATGTGGCGCGGCTGTTACGGGGCCTACGATTCGGCCATGTGCAAAACCTGCAATGTGGTCCAAATCAACCGGACCACGGTGACCTCCAACATGGCCCACGTAAATGCCAAGAGCAAGGGCGGCGTGGGCAACAAAATTTGGAGCGTGTTCTATCAGTGCGCCGAATGCAATCAAACGGGCGAGCGGAAAACCCGCAATCTTTTTGACCAGTTGGTGCCCGGTCGCCAAGACAAAGTGATTTTGGTGGCGAGCATTTTGTTTGAATTTTATTGCCAGGCCGAGACCAGTGTGAATTTCACGTTTGCGGGGTTGGCAGATTTTGTGGAAAAAGTGTATGGTCGAGGGCCAGCCATCGGCGGCAGTGTGAAAAGTGGCATCGAAGACGAGCTCGTGTTTGAGGTGTTGAAGCATTACGACCGACATTTTCCAGCGCCCGCTTTGCATCGCAACCCGTTTCGCCGAGCACACGCCAACGTCACCAGACACTGGACGCTGTTAGCAGAGTGATTGGGGTGTTTATTGATTGATAATCAGGGTGTCGAGATATTTCACGTGGGGTGCGCGTTCAATGTTGTGCATGCGGGCCGCGTGCAAAATCACCAGCGAATGTGTCACGTTCCATGTCACCGAATCACGTGGTAAACTGTGCACTTGCGCTTCCACGCGCTGGCGGAATGCTAATTTTCCCTGATCGAGCACAATGTTTTCGGTGCTTTTCCGCACGGCACGGTTGGTGTGTTTCTCATAGTGTCGGCGCTGCTTGGTGGTAAAGAGCCGACCCAAGCGAGGCTCAATCACAATCTCTGGTGGCGGCGCTCCATCCACCTGTTGTTTCTTGATGACTTTGAGAAATTCTTTGGCCGTTTGTCGGGTGCGATACATGGGACTACAATAAATGACGCTTGGCACTCCGTATTTTTTGATTAATTTTCGTGCGCGTCGTCGGGCTTTTTTCTTGCCCTCGTCTGACAAGCGATCGTCAAACTTGGCGCGGTGACTCTTTTGGTCATGTCCATGACGAACGTAAATGTGCATTTTTATATATTTAACAAGTTTTCTTTTCTCTTTTTACGCCTGCTGTCGTGCCCGCAAAAAGGCTGTGAGGGAGAGCAAATGGCGCCACCGAAAAAGACACGAGGTGGTCGACGGCGAAAACCTCGGGAGAAGCCGGTGACGCGCGAGCGTTACACTGAAATCGATTTGGACATTTTGGTGGTCGCCTACAGCGTGCACGTGAACCTCAAGCACACGCCGGCGATTCCGGCGGAAATCGTGGGTGTTATCGAGCAAGAGAAAATGTCATGGGCAGACGAAGAAGACGTCCGCGGCGCCGTGTGTGATATCATCGACAAACACGTGGTCAACAAGCGGAATTTTGCGCAAGTGTTGGCGCAAGCGCAACGAAAACGCTTTTTTCAAAAACGACGAGGCATTCACTGGGATGCTTACCCCTTGGCCTCCCCCAATCAAGAACTGTGACACACTTTTTATTTTAGCGACGGCGACCTCCACCTCCGCGACGACCGCCTCCACGAGATCGGCTTCCACCCCCTGATCTTCGACCTCCCATGCGGGAACGGGATCGGCGGCCTCCCATGCGGGAACGGGATCGGCGGCCTCCCATGCGGGACCGGCGCGAATGACGTCCACGTCTGGATCTCCGGCGGTGATGTCTCCGGCGATGGCATCGGCCTCCGCGGCAGCCGCCTGACCAAAAGCCATAGGACGCCGGCCACCACCAAGAGTCGTTGTAATAGGGCTCGTAGTAGTTCTGGTAATACCAGGGCCAATACGATGACAAGTAGGGTGAAAACTCTGGATAATAAAGCTGCGCATACTCGTAGAACGGCGCGCAGTTTTCAGGCGTCCAGCCTTGCTGGGCTGCTTGCAGACAATAATCCGTCATTTGCTGGCTGTAAGGGAATCCAGCGGGAATCACCTGCACTTGGGCAGCCACTTGGGGAGCCTCTTGTTGTGCCGCGAGTGCTTTGCGTTTGTCGACATTGTATTGCACAATGATGACCAAAATCAGCAATCCAGCGCCGGCCAAAATCCAAGGAGCCAATTGTTTCAACATGGTGATACCAACAACACTTGCATTAAAACGCAGATTTTTTTTTTATTTTCAACACGGGGAGCGGCGGAAAAGTTGGGCAATCGATTCGCCGAGCTCGATGAATTCCTCGCAAATCATCTCCAGCACGGTGGTCTCTTCGTCGCAATATTCCACGTCGGACGAGTCGTCGTCGTCGTCGGCGATGCGATCCAAGAGCGCGTGAAACTTGTTCTCTGGCGTGGCGTGTTGCTGTTTGAGCGGTGAACTGGCCGGCCGTTTGCGCAACACAGAACCCATGAATTCACCGCGCTCCATTCGTGACAACATGTCCGAAGACTCGAGGCTGGTCGACATTTTGCAGCGCTTGGCCGGCACTTCTTCGCTGCTCACCTCCTCTTCGCTCGTGTCGCGGCGGTGATATGGCGTGGGTGGACGGCGCGGGCGCTTGTTTGAATGCACATCGTGATACCAGGCCTGCGACGCGGGTGACGCGGGCGACACGGGTGATGCGGGCGGCGTCATGTAGTCATCCAGCTCAAAATCTTCCCAGCCATTGGTGCACTCGTCCAGCTCGCGCGCGAGTTGCTCGAAATACTCCACGAGCTCGGCGTCTTCGCGTCGCTTTCGGTCCTCTTCGTCCAGGCGCTGGAAATACTCGCGCGTCATTTTCTCGGTCAACACCACGCTCGTGTTGAGTTTTTCCGAGAGATCGGGCAGCTCGGGCATTGGCACTAGTTCCGTGTGAATTGGCGCTTCTGCAGAGGCCTGTTCATCACCTTTGTGATCACGGAGCACCTCGATCAACTGATCCAAATACTCATACACATCCTGGTGCGTGGCAATCTCTTCCACTGGATACATTTTGTTAGGCTCAACGGTGACACCTTTGTGTTCCTCCTCCAAGTGCTCGTCATTTACCACCACAGCCTGCGCACCTTCTTTGGTGCCGACGGCAGGCTTGGGCGCGAAGCAGTCGAGAATCTCACTGTCGTGGATGACTGCCTTTGGTGGGTTTTCTTCCAAATACCGTTGCTTCGCTTTGTCAAACATGTCATCAGGGATCACCGGGATTGGTTCGGGTTGCTTCTCTTCCTTCTTGCTGCTGCTCCCCCATCCAAGGTATTTCCAAAAGGAGTATCCGCGTTTCTTCTTTTTCTTGGGCACTTCCGGTTGTTTGGTCTCACAGACCACCCAGTCTTGAGCGAGTGGCTTTTCTTCAGTCATGTCTGTTTTTTAAAGTGAGAAATAATTTTTCAATCCCGAACCAGCCGTTTGGAACTTCTCGTTTGAGTTCCATGTCCAAGGTCGGAGCTTGGCTTGGTTGTTGGATAAAAAATATTTGTCGTGGATTAGAAGGTTCAAGATGGGAAACGTCTCCACCACGGTGCAAAAGGCCACGGACATCATCCGTAACAACACGGCACAATCGTGCGATCTGACTCAGGCAGTGGACCAGAACATGAATGTGCGTCTGGATCTGACAGACACCAATTGTCCCAACTTGTCTTTTGTAAATCGAGCCAAACTCGTCGGCGAGTGTAACTTTGGCCAGACCGCCAGCGCATTGGCCGAAGCCAGCACAGACTTGACCACCGAACAGGAAATGGGGTTGGGATTGGGCATCAACGCCGACACCACGGTGGCCGAACGCACGGCGATTTTTGAACAATACTTGGAGCAAAAGTGTGGCAACGAGGGTGCCATCAAGCAGAATCTCGTCCTCGACGTCAAGGGCAAAAATCTGCGCTGTGATCAACTGCAAGCTCTGAACGAGGCTGACTTGACCACGGCGTGTGCAATCAATGCCGTGTCACAAACGTTGACCAGTAACCAATTTGAAAAGGCCACCACGCAGTCGAGTGACATTTTGGGCGGCCTGACGTCGTTGTTGTCGGCGCCCCTCTTCATTTTGGGCGGCATCATTTTGGCCATCGGCTTGGTGTTCATCGTGCTTCGCCTGGTGCGTGGATCGGGTGGTCGCGCGGACGCTGTCGGCGAACAGGCCCTCCTGCCCAGTGAACAAGCCCAACTCAACCGGGCCGTGAACACTGCAGCTCAGCGGGCCTCCACTGGAGGCGGATCAAGTGGAGGAGCAGAATCAGTGCTGAGAGCGGCGGCGCCTTTGGCTCAAACGGCGGGCGACGTGATTCAATCCGCAATTTCCGCGCGTTCCAGAAAATAAACCAGGGTTTTTATTCGTAACTAATCGAGTTCAACGATACATATTCGACCTGTTCCTCGTCGTCGTCAGACAACCGCGAAGATGAGCGCGACGACAACGACGAGGACGACGCACTATGATCAGAGGCGGTTCCAAGATCCAGTTGTGCCTCCACGCTGCGAATATTCTCGCTGGCGATTCGCGTGCGCGACCGTTCGGGTTTGCGCTCCGACGGCACGCGGCTTTGGCGAAACTCGTTGTGCTCCGAGATCGGTCTCGCTGAAGCACGCGGCTTGGAAAAAGAAATGGCGCTGACAGGTTTTTCAGATTTTCGCGTCGTCGCCGGCGGCGGTGGAGGCGGTTGGGTTTTGCGCGCTGGCACCGGAGGCGTGGTTCGCGGCTTGCTCGGAAAATGAGCTCGCTGTTGTTCGACGGCTCTCTGACTGATACGACCAGCGCCACGCGTGTTGGTCATCGGAGGAGCAGGGACGGGCGGTGGCGCTCGGGCGGTGATCACCGGATGATTGCCGGTGAAATTCATGGACGACTCAATCACTTGGGGCAGGGGAATCAGTCGTCGCACGGTGGCATCGATGGCCGTCTCGATTTCGCGATAGGCCAAGTTGCGTTTCTCAATGATTTGGTCAGACGTCAAGCCTTGAGTGCGGAAAATGTTTGGATGGTTAAACAGGCGCGCCGCCACGTTGGAATACAGGGCCTGCACAAACACCTGACATTGTGGGATTTCCAGCGGGATTTTCGCCGGCGGTGCATTTTGGCGATTCAATTGCGCCGACGACAGCACCATGACGTTGGACACAAACACCCCCTTCAAAAGCTTGGAAAACCACGGGCAATACTTGAGAATGTTGTCCGTCTCACCCTTGATGATGGGAATCGACCACACTCGCGTCTCCACCAAAAAGTCCATAAAGGTTTTCTCAATGTCCTCGGGTCGCTTGCTCGCTGAAAAGTTCACGGCATCCTGATACACCGAGTGCATCACCTCATACACCACGGGCACCAGCACGTCATGCAAATAAGAGTTGTAAATGTTTCTTGCTTCGACCCAATTGTCGACCGTGCGATTGGGCGGTTTGCTCGCCAGTCCGTCCAGCGGTGGCGGTTTGTTGAATCGGTTCGGATGATCACCACCTTCCATGTCCTGAAAAAGTGAATCAGAAAAATAAAGAGCACGCGCGGGAAAGAAGTTCATACCGGGATGGGAAACATTTTTATTGGGGGGTCAAGACTTTTTGGTAGAGCAAAGGACCGAGCGCCGCCAAAAGACCGGCGAGAATGGCCCAAGCGGAAACTCGTTTCAAACTGGGCGTCGTGGTTGCATATTTCTCGCGGTCACGCTCTTGCACAAACATGGGATTGGTAATGTATAGTAGCAGAAACACAGCCACACTGGTGACCAGGCCAGTGAGCCAATAACTTTTCAGAAACCGTTGGGCCGGCGATGCTTGCGCGGCAAAAGTGGCAGCTTCTCGATCTTTGAATTTCATGGCGTGCAATTGACGGCGCAGATCTGCCGCCGTTTCTCCCGCCTGGTGTTGTTGGGGGTGGTGGTGCATGTTTCCGTCTGAGAAAAAAACGACATTTTTTTCAATGTGTCAAATAAAAATTGTGGGGCGCTCCAAAATGGATTTGCTGTGCAAAGATGAAATTGGGTGTTTGTGTCAGTTTTTTGATTGGGATACACTGAACAATGTCTCTCTGGTGTGTTCATTTTTCTATGAGGCCACTCTGCCAATGAAACGATCGAATCGGTTACTGCGCATCGGAGAAATGCACCAAGTCATGAAACTTAAATTTACGCGGCTGACCAAGGTGATTTGGGATTCATGTTATGTAGAAATCTTGGATCAATTTGCCTTGTTCTGTCAACATCTGACGTTTGGCCCTGAATTCAACCACCCGGTGGATCAACTTACCTTGCCTCAGGGCCTGACTCACTTGACTTTTGGTGCTTGGTTCAACCAGCCGGTGGATAAGCTCGCTCTGCCGCCCTCTTTGACCCACTTGTGGTTTGGTCATTATTTCAACCACCCCGTGGACCAACTTGTTTTGCCGCCCTCTTTAACTCACTTGACCTTTGGTGCTCGATTCAACCAGCCGGTGGACCAGCTCGCTTTACCGCCCTCTTTGACTCACTTGACCTTTGGTAATTGGTTCAATCAGCCAGCGGACCAACTCGCTTTGCCGCCCTCTTTGACCCACTTGACCTTTGGTGTTGAGTTCAACCAGCCGGTGGACCAACTTGCTTTGCCGCCCTCTTTAACCCACTTGACCTTTGGGAATCGTTTCAA